GAAACCACTTTATTTACAATAAATTTAAATCAAGCAGGTTTTCATTGTGCAATATTTGAAGCATGTGATGGTGAGTTAGGTTCACCTCCACCATTGTATTCATTTATGACAAATGGAAATGGTGTTGATGTTGGTATTGTAACAGAAGGTACTTATTATTTAGAAGTTACTAATACAAGGCCTGGTAGATTAGATTTTGATTTTAGTATAAGTTTATCAGATATAGTTTATGGTTGTTTGAATGATGATGCACTAAACTATGATATGAATGCTAATGTAGATGATGGTAGTTGTGAATTTAATGATTGTAATACACAATACTATTTAGATAATTATGGTGAGATGATATTAGATTGTGATGGTAATTGTGCTCCACTATCTTGGGTAGCAGATGGATATTGTGATGATGGTGCTTGGGCTATTCTTGATGAAGAGGGTAATCAAGTCCCAATCAATCTATATTGTGCAGAATTGAATTTTGACGAAGGTGATTGTGAAGCAATTGATGAAGAATGTTCACCTGGTTTGATTGAAGATTGTAACGGAATATGTGCACCTGCTGGATGGTTAGGTGATGGATTCTGTGATGATGGTTCATATGAATATAATGGAAATCCAATATTCTTTAATTGTGAAGAGTTTGATTTTGATAATGGTGATTGTACTGGAACTTTACAAAGAGGACAGAGAATCTTAAAAGGGATTTTCATAGGTAAATAATATGAAAAAGTTATTGATTGGTTTACTGCTGGTATCATTTATGGTATCAGCAGAACCTGAAAAAGAAGAAGTTGGTAGATATAAAATAGAGGTTACAACATATGTTAGTAAAAAAGGTAATATATATGTGTTGGAAACTATATTTGATACTAAGACGGGTAAAGTGATTGAAAGAAAAAGATTTTATCATACGAAATATAGGAAAAAGAAAAAATGAGATTTTTAATATTGTTAATGTTAAGTTTAGGTATGTCATCGGAATGGGGAACATCAGTAAGTGTTAGAACACCAAATGATGATATAAAAGAGTTAGATTATGAATTATCTATAAAATTAAACGATACAAATGGAAAAATTCAATATTTATTAAAAAGAGATTGGGAAAGAGAATTAGGTGAAAAGTATATCGATGATGTAGTTAATTTTCAACATCAAGTACTTGGACACATTTACTATGGTGTAGATTATGTCAATAAAGAATCAAAAGACATAGATTATACAACATATAACATTGGTGCTACAATTGGTTGGTTTAAAGCTGGAGCATCATTTAAAGATATAGATGGTGAGATTTCACCTCTGTTGAATTTAGCTCTTTCAACAAAATTAAAACAAGAAGATTTGGAATATAATGTAGGTGTTTCAGTTAAATCAAATATTACTGATTACAACATAGTGAATGTTAAATCAGAGATAAAGAAATGGTTGACTGATAAACTTAACATATATGGAATTTATAAACACGAATACTACAATGAAAAAGAAGACTTTCAATTTAAAGTCGGATTAGGAGTCAAACTATGAAATTAACAAAAGAAACATTGAGAGAAATCATCAAAGAAGTAATTGCTGAAACTGATGCTCATCCTCAAATCTTAAAGAAAAACAAAGAAGTTGCCCATAACTGAGCGACTCATATGGAGTGGAAGTCTTCCACTGATAAAGAAAAGTATGGTGATATGATTGGTGAAGTTGTACATCATACATTGTTTGAAGATGGAACTATTACAAAATATGATGTAAAGTTCGGAAACAAAACAATTAAAAACATTCCAACAGATATGTTGGAAGTAGTTGAATTACAAGAACATTCTCACGAAGCAACTGAAGAAGATGATGACGATGAGAAAGAAGAAGGAAGTTGTAGTTAAATGATTAAACTTAAATCACTATTATTTGAACAAGAAGAAAAAAAAATACATCCTCTCGTATCCAATTGGAAAAACGAGAAGGCACAATCTTATGCGTCTGTTCTTATAGAAAAATATGGTGAACCTAAAATCAAAGGTAAAAAGATGTTGTTATGGGAAGATGTTACTTTAATTGATGAAGAAAAATATCAATACAAAGTTAAAAAGATTGACAAACTTTATATTATAGATGAAGCAATTGCACATTCATTTCCAGCAGACCACATTGATTATTGTTACTCAACAATAAAAATACCACAAATACAAGCTAAAGATGGTAAGTCAACAATTGAACCTGATTTAGTTGGTAAGTTTGCTGGTGTTACAGGTTCAATCATAATAGATGGATTGAAAGGTGAAGCTACAGCTCGATGTGGTGACACGGTAGCAAATGATGTAACACTTAATTTTGTATTAGATTCAATTGATGGTAAAATAGAACCATCAAAAGAAACATATGCAAAATCTATATTGGCGACACGATAATGGCTTGTTGGGATGGATATAAACAAGTGGGAATGAAAAAGAAAGGTGATAAGATGGTACCTAATTGTGTTCCTATTTCTGAAATTGTTAAATTAGCAAAAGAAAACATTTGTGTCAATTGTGGTAACATTACTACAGAGAATATTTTAGATGAAGATTTAAGAAAATGGTTCAAACAAAAATGGGTAAATATTGGAAAGAAAGATAAATCTGGTAAACATCCACCTTGCGGGACAAGTGGAAAGAAAAGAGGATATGCTAAATGTGTACCTGCTTCTAAAGCTCGTGGTATGAGTAAAAAAGAAAAAGAATCAGCTACTCGTAGAAAAAGAGCAGCACAAAACAAAGCTGGTAGAGGTGGCACATCAGACATAAGTGGTGGTGGTAAAAAACCTATCAGAGTTAAAACGAAAGCGGAGAGTGTGATGAATGTATCAAAAGAAAAATTAAAAGAAATGATTCGAGCAGAATATCAGAATATTCTATCAGAAAACAATATGATGACAGAAGAACAATTCGATGAAGCTGCAGGTAAGAAAGATGCTTGTTATCACAAAGTAAAAGCTCGTTACGATGTATGGCCTTCAGCATATGCAAGTGGTGCTTTAAGTAAATGTAGAAAAGTAGGTGCTAAAAATTGGGGTAATAAATCTAAAAAGAAAGAATCTATTGAAGAATATGATGTAGAGAATTATCAAGATTATAAAGAATTTGTTTCATATATGAAAGAAACATATGGGACTATGAAAGAATCACAGCTTGAAGAAGCAGAATATCAAGGTAGAAAAGTTAAACTTGGTAAGCCGATGCAAGGTGATACAAAGAAATTTAAAGTTTATGTTAAAAATCCAAAAGGTAATGTAGTTAAAGTTAACTTTGGACACGGTGGTTCATCTGTTAAAGGTAAATCAATGAGAATCAGAAAATCTAATCCAGATGCAAGAAGGTCATTTAGAGCAAGACATAATTGTGATTCACCAGGACCAAGACACAAAGCAAGATACTGGTCTTGTAAAAAGTGGTAAAAAAAGCTTGTTTTATTGCTAAATAATTCGTAAATTATCATAGAGGATTAATATGAATAAACTTGTAGAAGAAATAATTAAACCAATTTTAGAAGCCAACTCTAACATTAAAAAAGTTGTTGGTATCTATGGTGGTAGATTTCAACCTTTTGGTCCTCATCATTACAAAACTTATAAATGGTTAACCAAACAAGTTGACGAAGCTTACATTACAACATCAAATATAAAGAAACCTCCAAGACATCCAATGAATTTCAAAGAGAAAGTTAGACATATGTCTAAAATGGGTGTTCCCTCAAATCGTATCATAGAAGAAAAGTCACCTTATGTGGCTAAAAACTTAGCAAAAAAATACGACAAAGACACAACAGCATTCGTTTATGTATTTGGTGCTAAAGATGCTGGTAGATTGGGTGGTAAATATTTCCAAGATTATAAGAAGAGTAAAGGTAACATAAATGGTTACGAAGAAAACGGATATTACTTAGTTGCACCGCATGTTTCAATATCAGTTGGTGGTAAAGAAGTTAGTGGAACAACAATGAGAGAATTATTAGGTTCAGATAAGTTTGATGATAAACAAAGAGCTAAGTTATTTAAAAAAATGTTTGGATACTTTAATCAAGGTGTCTTCAATATGATGGTAAATAAATTCAAAAAATTATTTGAACAAGATGTTGTTACTTGGGACAATACAAAAGAAAAACCAAAAAAGAAAAAACATTTTGATGGTAAAGACAAAGATTTACTTCACGATAAACAAAATGAAACTATTGCTATGGGATATCCTGATTTAAAAGGATTGAAGAAAAAATTAAAAAAAGTAAAAAAGGCTAGAAGTAAAACAGATAGTAATAAAGAGTATCAATATCATCCTGTTAGTGAAGGTTTACCAACAAAAGTAACAGACAAATATAAAAAAATGAAATTAGGTAAAAAAACATGGTCTGATGCAGAAAAAGATTTTTATCTACATCATAGTGGAGACCATATTGGTATAGGTGCAGAATTAGATACTTATGATGGTGATGATGATGACAAAGAAAAGGGTGGTGTTCAACCTAATGAAAAAGATAAAAAGAAAAAAGGTTATGAACCAGTAAGAGAAATTGAATTACCAATTAAAGTTGGTGACACGGTTCTAATGGGTAAGTTTAAAAATAAAAAAGTTGTTATTAAAGATATTGACTTTAATGAAAAAGGTGATTTAACAATAAATGGTAGACCCGCTTTAAAATTTAGAATTGTAAAAGAGTTTTTAAATGATATTGATTTTAATCAAATTATACAGGAAGCTACAAATACATCAACAGATGGTGGAGCAGTTGTAGACGATGGCCCAACTTTTGGGTTTGGTGACCTTGATAATTATGTTGATATTAATGATATAATGACAAGAAAATTAGGTTTTAAAATAGTTGATTATATTGTTAATACTCCAACTGATAATGAACCAGATACACCTAAATATACAAACGATGGAGCAGTGTCATATGGACCTGCAGGTATAGGTACAGGAAGAACACCTAATAATCAAATTGATTTAACAGGGAGTAAAGTTTGGACAGCTTGGGAAAAATATATTGATGGTATAGCATCTACGGCTGGTATGAAATTTGTATCATATTTATTAGATAGAGATATAATCAAACAAACATCTGATGATTCAAAACAAACTAAAAAACTCAGAGACAAAGAAAATCCTGCAGAAACACCGGAAAGAAAGTATGTTGAAGAACAAATATTTACAAAACAATGGTGGAAGAATCAGTTAACAGAACAAGTAGATAGTTCTAAACTAATATCAGTAGCAACTAATCTTTGTAAAAAATATGGTGTTAACCCAAAAATAGAATTAGTTAATACTTTAGGTAATCAACACGAAGATTATGCTCACTTTGATTTTGATAAAAAAGTAATGAAAATATCAAAAAAAGCAACTAAAAATTTAAAAGAGTTTTTAATTTCTGTATTACACGAAATAGACCATGCGAAAGATTTAAAAAAGATGGGTAGAAAATTCATACAAGATTATGAAAAACAACAGAATATGATTGCTCAAGGATTTGTTAAAGGTAAAAAAGACCCTTATTGGGATAATCCATATGAAATAAAAGCAGAAAAATTTGGAAGAAAAGAAGCAAAAAAATATAATATAAAAAAATTATTTGAAGAATCAATCCAAGAAAACATAGTTACAAAAACACAATTAAAACCAAGAGAGAAGGAGTTATTACTTATGGGAGGAGCTTACGGACATATGGCACATCCATTTGATGACAAAGATTTAACTTTTGGTGATTTGAAAAAAATCATCACAGATGGATTAGGTGGACAATTGAATCGTGAAGATAATGTTACAGAAAAGTTAGATGGTCAAAACATAATGGTAAGTTGGAAAGATGGAAAACTTATAGCAGCTAGAAACAAAGGACACATCAAGAATGGTGGAAAGACTGCATTGGATGCAAAAGGTATTGCGAGTAAATTTAAAGGTAGAGGTGCTATAGCAGATGCATTTAATTTTGCTATGAAAGATTTAGGAAAATCAATAGGTGCATTATCTGATAAACAAAAAATGAAGATATTCAACAATGGATACAACTTTATGAATTTAGAAGTAATGTGGCCTAAATCAGCTAATGTAATTGATTATGATGTAGCAGAATTAATATTTCACGGAGCACTGATTTATGATGATAAAGGAAATGTAAAAGGTGAAGTAAAAGGTAGTGCTAGAATATTGGCTGGTATGATTAAACAAGTTAATCAACACATAGGAAAAAAATATTCAATTAGTAAGCCTGTATTTTTAACAATACCAAAACATCAAGACTTTGGTAAAAAGAAAGATAAGTTTTTAGGAAAATTATCTAAATTACAAAATAAGTATAGTTTAAAAGATAATGATACATTAGGTTTATACCATCAGAAATGGTGGGAACAATTTATCCTTCAGAAACTTAAAAAGATACCTCAAAAATCATTAGAAGGATTGGTTAAAAGATGGGCTTTCTTTGATAAATCATATAAGATACCACAAATAAAAAAAGATTTAAAAGAACACGACATATTTTTACAATTTGTATTAGATTTTGATAAAAAGAATCATGCAGCTCAAGTAAAAGAAAATATGAAACCATTTGAAACATTATTTTTTGAAGTAGGAGCTGAAATATTAAAAAATGTTGAAGGTTTTATAGCCGCCAATCCAGATAAAGCTGTACAAAATATAAAGAAAAATTTAAAAAAGGCCATATCAGTTGTAAAAAGTGGTGGTGATATTAAAAAATTAAATAGATTAAAAGTTCAATTAGATAGATTAAATGCAATTGGTGGAACAAAAGCTATTGTTCCAAGTGAGGGAATAGTGTTTAAATATAAAGGAAAGACTTATAAATTCACAGGTGCATTTGCTCCAGTGAATCAAATTACAGGTTTAATTTATTTTTAGATATTTATATATATAAATATAATGAGGTAGATATGAGTAAAAAACTTGAACAAAATTTATCTAAAGTTAGAGATATGTTAGCTGGCAATAACAACTCTAAAATAATAGTTGGTGGTAGTAGTGTTGGTACAAGTCATATGGACGGCCGTCAAGAAGGTGAACGATGGACTGATTTAGAAGGTAAGGAATGGGAAAAGAAAAACGGCATTATTAAAAATGTTAGAAGAATGCCAGATGTAGGTATTTTTTCAAAAAAATGTAAAGATTGTGGTAGAGATTGTAGTAGAGTTCATAAAAAACAACCACATTTTGATACTTGGAAACGATTTGAAAGATGTTTTTATTGTCAAATAAATTATGAAACTTTATTAAAAAGTAAATCAATAGGTGAAAATGGCAATAAATGGCAATTTTGGGTAAAATTACAAATGCTACAGAGATGGGATGCAATTGACCAAGAAGTTCAACATTTAGTTTTTGAAAATAGTAATGTTAAACATAACGATAAAGCATTGACAAATGCTTTAGCAAACGAAAATCAACGACAGGCTAGAGAAGCAGTAAAAAAACTCTAATCAACAATAGGAGAAATACAATGACAGAATGGGTATTAGCAAATTGGGAATGGGTAATGTTAGGATTTTACACATTAGAAAAAATCGTAAAATTATCACCAAGTAAAAAAGACGACATTATATTCGATGCAGTAATTAAACCTGTATGGGATAAATTACCTTTTGGTAAATAATATGTTTAGTAAAATCAAAAAATATGTTATAGGGTTTTTTGTTTTATGTGGTGGTATACTTATGGCATTCTTAACTGGAAAATCAGCAGGTAAAAAAAGTGAGAAGGTAAAGAATGTTAAAAAGAACATTAAAAAAACAAAAAAAGCTATCAACACTAAAAAGAAAAAAATAAGTAATGTTAAAAAAAGAACTTACAAGAAAAAAGATGTTGGTACAAAAGAGGCAGCAGATTATTTAAAAAAGTTTGCTAAAAAGGGAAAGAAAAAATGAAAACATTAATTATGATATTATTGTGTTCATTAGTCTTTACTCAAGAAGTTGTACCTTGTGATGGTACTTGTTTATCAGAAGAAGAAACAAAAAATATCTTCAACAATATACAAGAACTTGAATTTAATCTTGAAAAAGCTAAAACTCTAAATATAGAGTATGAAGATTTGATGAAAGATTATGAGGTACAAATAAAACTAAAAGATGATATGATACAACTTGTCAAGCCAAAATGGTATGATAATAAATATCTTTGGTTCTTTGGTGGAATGTTAATAACAAGTGGTTCTGTTTATTTAGCAGGACAAATTAAATGAGTCAAGATTATAAACAAATAATACAAAGAGAATATTTAAATTGTGTAAAAAGTCCAGTACATTTTATGAAAAAGTACTGCAAAATACAACACCCTACAAAAGGGAAAATAAAATTCAATTTGTATGACTATCAACAAGAAATGTTAACAGATTTTGTTGATAATCGTTATAATATAATCTTAAAGTCAAGACAATTAGGTATATCAACTCTTTCAGCAGGATATTCATTATGGATGATGTTATTTAATCAAGATAAAAATATTCTTGTTATTGCAAAAGATAAAGATACAGCTAAAAATCTTGTTACTAAGGTTAGAATAATGTATTCTAACTTACCACAATGGTTAAAGACAAATGTTATAGAAGATAATAAATTATCATTAGTATTTAGTAATGGTTCACAAATTAAAGCAGTAGCTGCAACAGCTGAAGCAGGTCGTTCAGAAGCACTATCTTTACTTGTTATTGATGAGGCTGCTTTTATTGACAAGATTGATTCAATATGGACTGCGGCACAACAAACACTCGCAACGGGTGGTGATTGTATAGCGTTATCAACACCTAATGGTGTGGGTAATTGGTTTCATCAACAATGGATGGGAGCTGTAGATGAAACAAATAATTTTAATACAATAAAACTTCATTGGACTTGTCATCCAGATAGAGATGAAGCATGGAGAGCAGAACAGGATAAAGTATTAGGCCCCTCACAAGCAGCACAAGAATGTGATGCAGACTTTCTTACTTCAGGTGAATCTGTAGTCGACCCTCAAATATTGTCTTGGTATAAAGATAATCAAGTGTGTGAACCTGTTGAAAAACTAGGTATAGACAATAATTTATGGATATGGGAACAACCTGATTATACAAAAGAATACATAGTGGTTGCTGATGTGGCTCGTGGTGATGCTGCAGACTTTTCTGCAACTCAAGTTTTTGAGGTTGATACTATGACACAATGTGCTGAATACAAAGGTAGATTATCAACTACAGATTACGGTCATTTTTTGATAGATTTAGCCACAAAATACAATGATGCACTACTTATAGTAGAGAACAATAATATAGGATGGGCTACAATACAAACCATCATAGATAGAGGTTATAAAAATTTATTTTATCAATCAAAAGATTTACAAGTGGTTGATGTCGAACATCAGATGAGTAATAAGTACAGGACACAAGATAGAAATATGGTACCAGGGTTTTCAACAACAGCTAAAACTCGACCATTGATTATTGCAAAAATGGAAGAATATGCAAGAGAAAAATTAGTTAATATAAAATCATCAAGATTAATTGAAGAATTATTTGTTTTTATATATAAAACAGGATTGATAAATTCAAGAGCAGAAGCTATGAAAGGATATAATGATGATTTAGTTATGTCTTTTTCTATTGCTCTTTGGATAAGAGATACAGCATTAAGATTACAAAAAGATAAAAACGACCAACAATGGGCTGTTATGAATGGTATATTACAGAATAATGGTAATTCAAACTCAGAAGCAGCTTCAGGGTTTTCAAAGGGTAATCAAAATCAAAACAATCCCTTTGAAATGAACACGGGTAAAGATAAAGAAGATTTATCCTGGTTAATTAAATAATAAGAGGTAGAAATGGCACAAAATGAAAATATATTTACACGATTAGGGAAATTATTTCAAAATCAAATCGTAGTTAGAAAAACACCATCTGGACAAGTAAAAGTTAAAGATGTCGATTTTTCACAAACAAGTTTAAGTACTAATTTTATTGATAGGTATAACAGATTGTTTAATAGTCAAAATGCATCGTGGGGTACTGGATATGCAGCAAAACAAAACTCACAAAATGCTTATGATGCACAGCGAAGAGAATTATTTAGAGATTATGAAGTTATGGATTCAGACCCAATCATATCATCTGCACTTGATATTTACTCAGATGAATCTACGGTAGATAATGTTGAAGGAAGAGTATTAAAAATTAAAACTGATAATCCAAAAGTTCATAAAATTTTACACAATTTATTTTATGACATATTAAATATAGAATTTAATTTATGGCCTTGGATTCGTAATATGACCAAATATGGTGATTTCTTTTTAAAATTAGATATATTAGATAAACATGGTATAATGAATGTTAGACCACTTTCTGTATATGAAACAAATAGATTAGAGGAACACGACCTTGAAGACCCTCGTAAAGTAGAGTTTCAAGTAACAGAACCACAAGGTAAATATAAAGCAACAAATGGTGAAACTAATGAAGAATTATTTCAAAATTATGAAATAGCTCATTTCAGATTATATGGGGATGCTAATTTTTTACCATATGGTAAATCAATGTTAGAAGGTGCTCGTAAAGTATGGAAACAATTAACTCTTATGGAAGATGCTATGTTGATTCATAGAATTATGAGAGCTCCAGAAAAGAGGGTATTTAAGTTAGATATTGGAAACATTCCACCAAACGAAGTCGAAAACTTTATGCAACAGGTTATTAATAAAATGAAAAAAATACCTGTTATTGACCAAAATACAGGTGAATATAATTTGAGATATAATGTAGAGTCAGTAACAGAAGATTATTTCTTACCTGTTCGTGGTGGAGATAGTGGAACAGAAATTGACACTTTACCAGGTTTAGGTAATGATAATGCAATTGATGATATTGAATATTTAAGAAACAAAATGATGGCGGCTCTTAAAGTTCCAAAAGCATTTTTAGGATACGATGAACAAATAGGTTCAAAAGCTACACTTGCAGCTGAAGATGTTAGATTTGCAAGAACGATTGAGAGATTACAAAAAGTTGTGTGTGCTGAATTAGAGAAGATTGCTATTGTTCACTTATACACACAAGGATTTGAAGATGCAGAATTAATTAATTTTGATTTAGAATTAACAAATCCATCAATGATACATCAACAAGAAAAATTAGAGTTGTTAACACAACAACAAGAAATAGCAACTAATTTGTTAGAAAATAAATTAATGTCTCGTAAATGGATTTATGATAATATTTTTGAATTTGATGATAATCAGAAAACAGAAATATTCGATGGTATTATCGAAGATACAAAACAAAAATTTAGAATGGAACAAATTGAAACAGAAGGAAGTGACCCTGCAAATCAACCACAGGATTCTGGTGAAGGCGAAGAGGATGTTATGGCTAGAAAAGGTGAATGGGGCGGTGACAGAAGAAGTGGAACTGGTAAGAAAGAATACGGTAATGAGTATGATGCCGATGATTTAAAAGATGCAACAAAGTATGAAAGAGAACGATATGGTAAACGAGAGTTTAAAGGCAAATCACCATTGGCTGTTGGTAAGGGTGGAACGATTGTTGCGAGAGAAAGCTTACTAAAATCCTTAAAGAAAAAATTTGGAAATAACATCAATCAAGGAATACTAAATGAGGATTCAATAATTGATGAAGAAAAATAGAATAAATATATCGTTATTTAGGTTTTTCATATATTTATATATGAATAATTACACATATGCGACGGAGAACAAGAATGCAAAATAAAATTAAACATTCAAAAATCCGTAATTCAGGATTATTGTTTGAATTTTTACTCAGACAGATTACTTTAGATGTGCTTAATAAGAACACAACGAGTAAAGCTGTAGAAATGATAAAAGAAAACTTTAATGAAACAACTGAATTGGGAAAAGAATTGGCTTTATACAATATCCTTTTAAGTAAAAAATTTAGTGATGACAAACGCGCAGAATTTTTTATTAATGAAGTTTTACAACAAAGGCAAAAATTAAATAATTCAAAGTTACGAAGAGAACGATATAATTTGATAAAATCATGCAAAGAAAGTTATGATACATCAAAATTGTTTTCGAGTAAAGTTAAAAATTACAAATTATATGCAACAATTTATAAACTATTTGAATTTAAATCTTTATCCGCAGAAGAAAAAACTGAATCATTTTTTAATATTGTTGAACATATAACTACTCCAGAAAAAAATATAAAATTATCAGAAACTATTGGAGGAGCTCCGATACCTGATGATAGTGATTTAAGAATACTAACATATAGAACTTTGTTAGAAAAATTCAATCAAAAATATTCAAAACTAAATAAAAATCAAAAAAACTTATTAAGGGAATATATTAATAATGTTTCAAATACAAATTCATTAAAAGAAACAATACAAACTATAGTTAATGAATTAAAAAAAGATTTAAAATCACACAAAAAAAATCTTAAAGATAAAGTTGTAAAAATCAAAATGGATGAAGCAATCAAATCAATTAGTGAAATGTGTGGGATAGAAGATAACTCAAGTATTGTAAAAGACAAATATGTTTTACAAACAATGAGATATTTAGAACTTTTAAAGGAGTTGAAAAAAAGTGACAAACAAACAATTCAAGATTAAAATCAAAGAAATAATGTTAGAATTATTGAAAGATTATGATTTAGAAGAAATAACCACTACGAGTAATATAGATGGGTATTCAACTCCGTTTGCATTTGCAGGAAAAGGTAAAAAGGGTAAAAAGAAAAGAAAAAGAATTTCAACAAATAGTACTGGTTATGCTGTTGTGAACGAAGAATTATCACAACAAGATGTTACACAGATAAGAAAAATTATAAAAAGCATTTTAAATGATATGTTTAGGGATATATGGTTGAAAAGAAATGCTTGGAATAGAATTTAGGAGAATAAAATGTCATCAATGTACCAATCAAGTTCATTTAACGAAGCAGGTGTAACACGACCTTATGCACAGATACCGAAAACACCAGATTTTAGTAATGTATTTAATAAAGTTACTGCACCAGCAGCTGGAGTAGTTCAAGAAGCACCTAATAGTGTTATACTAAATAATGCAGGTAGTTATAAATTTTGTTACACTACATCTGCATCGTTAGCTGGTTCAACTCTTGACCCAACTGATTACATATCTGGTTCTGTTTTAGACGGTGATAGTGGTCCAATTGAATTACCTATTCAACCAGTAGCATGGGCAGCAGCAGGAGCTGCAGCTAAAACAGGTGATGTAACATTCGTATATAAAGGAGTAAAATAATGAAGCAAGTAATAGTAGATTATATTCCATTTGAAGTATCACCACAACAAATTAATGAGTCAATGAAAAACAACAATGGTAGATTGGTTGTTAAAGGAGTATTGCAAAGAGCAGAAGCTAAAAATCAAAACGGAAGAGTTTATCCAAAAGAAACTTTAGTTAGAGAAGCTAAAAAATATGCTGAGATTCAAATTGCTGAACGAAGAGCACTTGGTGAGTTAGACCATCCAGATTCATCTGTTGTTAACTTGAACAATGTATCTCATAATGTATTGGAAATGCATTGGAAAGATAATGATTTAGTTGGTACGGTCGAGGTATTAGGAACTCCTGCAGGAAATATTTTAAAAGAATTATTTAAATCAGGCATTAAACTTGGTATATCATCAAGAGGACTTGGTTCAGTAAAAGAAATGAACGAAAATGAAGATGGTGATACGGTAGAAGTACAACCTGATTTTGAACTTATCGCATTTGATTTTGTATCAAATCCATCTACACACGGAGCTTTCTTATCACCAACAAATGAAGGAAAATTAAATGAAGGTGTTGGGACAAGAGATGGTGTGTGTTGTCACGATTGCAAAATTGAAAACATAATCAACGATATTTTCAGAGGAGAATAAGATGAGTGATTACAAAAAAATGATGGGATTCATTGATAAAAAAACTTCTAAAAAAGACTCTAAACCTAAAGTAAATGAAGTTCTTAACTCTGTAAAAAAAGAATTTGGTGATTTAAATGAATCTCTAACTTGGAATAATAGAAAATTCGGTGAGAGATTACCTACAATGGAAGACTATCAAGAAGCACACGATAAAAAAAATATGCAAGAAGGACCTGCTTACGAATATAAAAAAGATTTAAAAAACATTGATAAGTCTTATAAATTACATGCCAAATCAGTATTAAATTTTTATGAAAAATTAAGAAAAAAAGGTTTAGATAAAGAAGCATCAGCTTTACTTGATACATATAAGAAAAATTATGTAACTTTTAAAAAACAATATGATAAAATTGTAAGTAAACTACTCTAATGCCTTCAGTATCTAAACAACAACAAAAGTTTTTTGGAGTTGTGAAAGCAATGCAAAAGGGTGATACACCTAAAAAAGGAAAAGCAGGAAAAGCTGCTAAATCAATGAGTAAAGATGATGTTGATGATTTTGCTTCAACGAAACATAAAGGATTACCAAAAAAGGTAAAAAAGGAAATGAAAGTCAGAGAATTAATAAAAAAATTAGTTAGAGAAATAATGACTGAAGAACAAATTACAGAAGCTTTAGATGCTAAAAAAATTAAAAAAGAATTAAACAATAGTTTAAAGGGTGTTAGAAAAAATAACTTTACTTTAGCTAGAGAGTTAAATAAAATTAACAAAACAAAAGCTAAACAAGTTATGGTATTATATAAACGATACATAATCGAATATCAAATTCGAATTGAAAAAATACTGAGAGATGTTAAATGAAAATAACAATGAAAAGATTAAAAGAAATCATTAGAGAAGAGTTAATTAATGAGAAGGTATTTGGTTCACAAGCACAATATGATGCTTATAGAAAAAAACATAATTTAAAACCTGGTACAAAAGTTAAAGTAGCAGGTAAAACAATTACCGTTAAAGGTAAAGGTAAAATGTCTAAAAAGGCTAAATCAACAGCTGATAGAATGGCTGATAAATTAAATAAAAAAATGGATGCTTTGAATAAAAAACGAACACAAGGTAAAGTTACAGAAAATGAAAAAATACCTGGTGAGTTAAAAAGATATATGGATAGATTTTTAGACAAATTAAAAGATAGAAATTTAGTAAGAGCTAAAAAGAAAGAAGTTTTGAAAAAAGTTTTACAAACATTAGGTATATCTCCTAAAGAATTACAAATGTATATGCAAAGAGTTAAAAGAGAGATATAGTGAAACTTATAGACTTATTATTAGAAAAAAAAGTTGAATTTCCGGAAAAAGATGTAGATTTGGTTAGGAAATACACACATCAAAATCAACATCAGTCCGCTAGGTCACATATAGCTTATTATGGATGGTCAAAATATGGTAATAGAAATCTTAAAAAATTTGATGAATTTTATAGACTATTAAATAAATTAGGAGATGTATTAGGTGGTTTCGGTCCAGAATTAAGTAAACTTAAACAAAAAATGGAAAAACCATTTTACAAAGAAATAAAAAAAACTTTTTCAAATGCAGAAGACATTATAAGGAATCTATAGTGAAACTTAAAGACTTATTAAATGAATTAGCTATTACTCGAGGTAAAGTTTATACTGATAAAGATTTAAAACCTTTTAAAGTAGATGAAGATAAAATTGATGAAGCTGGTTCAATTGGTGGAGCTCTCGATATGAGTAGTATAGAAAATAGTTATACAGCTCCAAAAAGAGACACAAGTGTTAAAAATCAAGGTGTTTATTTACAAAAGTTTTCATCAAAAGAAGCAAGAGCAACTATTGATGGGGCATTAAAAAATTATGTAAAAGATTTAAGAAAGGTTCAAGGTAAAGTTGTTAAGGATTGGATGAAAGCAGCAAAAGCAAATCAAATTGATTTCTTTGATATTATAAGAGGATTAAAAACAGGTGATGTACGAAGAGCACATCAATATGAAACAGATTTTTTAGTAAGTTTATTAACAAAAGATAAAATCATTGATAGATTCAGAAGTTATTTTAAAGGTAAAAAAGGTAAAAAAAGATAATGGCTACAAATAAAGATATTATTAAAAAATTAGATTGTGTTGAAGAAAGATTAACTAATGGTGAATTAGAAGAAATACATTCAACGGTAAAAGAAATTAAAGAAGTTTTGTTAGACCCTGAAGATGGGTTGATTGTTCGTGTGAATAAAAACACATATTGGAGAAAACAAATCAATATACAAGATATAGAAGAATTAAAGAATTTTAAATCAAATGTAACTCATGCACTTTGGGGTGTTTACACTTTAGTGTTGGGTATAATAGCTAAAATATTATTTTGGAAATAGGAGATAAAAATGGCTTTAGAAAATATGACATCACAATTTCAACCACAAGTAACTACACCTTCTAATGGACAAGCAGGTGCTACTGGTCAAGGATTAGAGAATCTTACAAATCAAGGTTCAAATTTAAATTTAGATGACAATCCTATCTTATCAAATGCATTAGCAAATAATCAAGGATTGGAAAATGTTACTAATGCAGGTTCAACTTTAAATATTGATGATGAACCAACAGAATCATTAGGACTTGCTAATGGTGTTGGATTGGAAGCTTTAACAGCTAGTGATTCAAATTTAGATATAGATACAAACCCAACTAATTCAAATGGATTAAATGAGACCGCATTATCTGTAGGTCTATCAAATTTAGAAATAGGTGCTGAAACTGATATGAGTGACGGATTAGCATCTGGAAATGTTTAAGTATAACTTAAGGAGAAATGAAAATGAAAAAACTAAAAAATATATTAGGTGAGGCTTTCGAGGATACACAAAGAGTCGATAAACACAAGGTAGTTGAAGGTGTTAGAAACTTTGGTATTGTTGGAAAAACACTTTATAATAATAATAATGTGATGGAAGTTGCAAAACAACTTTCTGATATAGCTGAATCAGCACACAATCATATTCTTAGTGAACAAGATGATTGGTTTGATAAGATTTCAGTAAACAAGAATATGAAATCATTAAAAGGTAGTGTGGTTGAATTTCAAAAAACTGCTAAAGAAGCTAATGCTTTGAATCAAAGATTGACTGGTCTTTATGAGGATATTGGGCATGTATTGAATCGTTACTATGACATCGATGAGGCTATTGAAGAAATGGATAAACCAGATGAAGATGAATTAGACAATGACTATGATGATAGAGAAGATAAAGACATTGATAATGATGGTGATTCTGATGATTCAGATGAGTATCTTCACAAAAAAAGACAAGCAATTAGTAAAGCTATGAAAGAAACTAAACACGAGGTAGACTCAAAACCAACTATTAAATTAGCAGATTTAGCGTCTAATATTGTCACTAATAAACCTGTCGGTGACCTTACTAAAAAACATAATTAAAAATGTCTGATAGGTTATTTTATCAATTAGTTCATCATATTGAACATTTGATTTTATATAGTTTAGTTCTTTGGCAAGTATACTTTATACTTAAATGGTTGTTAAAATATGTAAGTAAAAACTTTAAGTTTGAATCAAAAATCATTTCTCCACAAACTCAAGTTATTGAACACATATCAAAAAACAAAGAATATACAAAAGAAAGTATAAAGAAGGACTTAGGTGCAATTGATGTAAAAGTTGATAAAAAGATATTTATAGACAAACCAGGTGAAGTAGATATTAAACTGGATGAAGTCAAAAAAGGTAAAGTTAAAACACAAAAAGACAAGTTAAAAAAACTTAGGGGAAAGTAGTTGAAGATTACAAAAACAAACTTGACAGATTTAATTAGAGATGAGTTAGAAAACTTTAAAATTGTCAAATTATCAAAAGACGATATGGAACAATTACATAAAACTGGTCAAATTGAAAAAGATGGTGTGTTTTATCAATATCAAGAACCTGTAAAAGAAGATTTTAAAATTAGAAAAACAGACAAATTAATGAATCCTATAGCTAAAAAATCTTTTAGTATTAATGCAGAAAAAGAAGATGAGATAGAAGAAAAACTAAAAATGTCTAAAGGTAGTGGTAGAGGTACATCGTGGATGAATTATGACGATGATACTTATCGTATGCAAGTCACAAAAGATAGTAATCAATATCACATTAGTGTTTTTAAAAAGTTTATGGGACCTTCATCTAAAAGATTACTTGATTTAAAAGGATTGAGTAAAACAGATGCAGCAAAATTAGTAAAATTAGCTAAATCATCTGGTCTTGAAAAAACTGCAAAATACGGAAAATCTAAATATAAAAAATATGTAAGTGAAGGAAAACTTAACGAAAAATTTGACTTAAAAAAACTTGAAATCGTTATTAAGTCTATTCAAAAGAAAATTAAGAAACAAGGTATAGTTACCAACGATAGAGATGAAGAACATCTTAAACAATTGATTAAAGTTTATAAGAATATGGGTGGAAGAAAAATTAAAGAATCTGTATGGGGATTACCAAAAGGTTCAAATACAACAAAGATGGATGAATTAGATGCTGAACTATCAAGAGCAGGAATAAAATCAATTCCCGATTTTACAAAACTTATAGTACAAGTAAAAGGTAATAAAGGTAAGATAAATAAAATTATGAAGACTCATAAAGCAAAAAAGATTTTTGAAGGTAAAAGACAACAATTGTCTATTCCAGTAATGGATAAATTAAAGACAGATAAGATTTTAAAAAAATTAAGACTTAAACCCGGTAAAGATTATGATGTCGGAGTAGGAAGTCGTAATTCATTTATATTAGATATAGAAGGTAAATATTTAGATAAATTAATTACATTGTTAATGAAACAAAGAATAAGAGTGAGGTAAGGTTATGGCTAAAGGTTTAGATTGTGGTACAAGTTACTACATAGCATCGACAGAAGATTCAATTAAAAAACAGAGAAATGCATTTTTAACCGTAGATGGTGATATTGCTACGGTAAAAAGAATGTTGAAAAGACAAAGAATACCATATGTGGAAAAATCAGGAAAGATTCACATTATTGGTCAGCATGCATTCAATTATGCACAAATATTTTCACAAGCAGAATTAAAACGACCTATGAAAAGTGGTCTATTGAATCCAAAAGAAAAAGATGCTTTACCAGTATTATCATCTATTATAAATGAACTACTGGGTAAACCTAAAAAAGAAGGTGAAGTTTGCGTGTACTGCGTCCCTTCAAAACCCATTGATGCTGACAGGGAAGTGTCTTACCACGAAGATGTGTTAGGGACAATTATTGAGGGCGTTGGTTATAAAGCACAAAAAGTTGAAGAGGCAGTTGCAATTGGTTACGAAGGATTAGTAGATAACAATCTAACAGGTATATCAATTTCAATGGGAGCTGGAATGTGTAATATAGCAGTAATGTATAGTGGAATGACAGCATTATCATTTTCTGTTTCAAGAGGTGGTGATTGGGTTGACCAAAACACATCAGCTGATACAGGAGTTCCTATCCCAAAAGTGACAGCAACAAAAGAAAATTCATCAACATTAGATTTATCTAAATCACAGATAAGTAACATTTATGAAGAAGATTCATCAGAAGCAAATGTATTGATTGCTCTTCGTTCTTATTATGGGGCATTAGTGAATTATTTGTTAACAAATTTAAAACATCAATTTGAGAATGCTGAAAAAGTACCCCAGTTTCAAGAACCAGTTCCGATTGTCATAGGTGGTGGAACATCATTAGTAAAAGGGTTTATGGAAGTATTTATGGAACAATTCAATCAAGATGAGTTCCCTATCCCAGTATCAGAAGTAAAATTAATTGAAGATGCTCACTCAGCAGTTTCAAGAGGTTGTTTGAGTGAAGCCCAACTTGTAGAGGAGGATGAAGGTGAAGAGAGCAACGATTAAGGAAATACATAAATTTCTTAAAACATTGGAAGAAAATCGTTATAAAAAACTTGTAAAGTCTGAATGTAGAAGAATAGCATGGTTTGTTAATAATGATTTATCAGAAGATTACGATGCCATGCCAGAGTCATTGAGAAAAAAATGGGTAAAAGCTGAATATAAAAAAGAAAAATATTTAGCTAAAAAATTCTTAGAAAACTTACAAGAATTAGAAGAACAAAAATTAAGAGAATCAATTCGTAACATAATCAAGAGGTTAATATGAGAAAAAGAAAGAACTTTAGGAAAAAAAGACCTAAAGACACTGCAGTAGGGTTATCAGTAACGGTTTTTAACAACAATGTAGAAGGAGCTCTAAAAGTTCTTAAAAAGAAAGTAAAAAATTCAAATTTATTTTTAGATTTAAGAAAAAAAGAATACTATGTAAAGCCATCAGAAATAAATAGACAAAAAAGAAATATGGCAAAATTAAGAAATAAATATAAAAACGAAAAAGAACAAAAAAACTATTAATTTTTTGTAAATTCGTATATTTATATACACAAACTACAATACACCGTCTTATCTATACGGTGTCTAAATATAACTTAACAATTATTAAGTTTCCTAATAAACTTATTCCAAAATATATAAAATAATGGAGAAATCAAATGAGTGATTTACTTAAAGAAGCAATTGCAGATGCAAAAGCAGTTCGTGAAACAGCTTTACAAAATGCAAAAGCAGCTCTTGAAGAGGCTTTCACTCCTCAAATCAAATCTATGCTTTCAGCTAAATTATCTGAGACAGAAGATAGTGATGAAGATGATACTGAAGAAATGGCCCACGAAGATGAAGAAGAAGCGGGTGATGATGAAGTTGAAGAATCTACTGAAGCTGTCGAAGAAGGTGAGCATGAAGGTGACGATGATGAAGACGCAGTTGAAGAAGGTGCTCACGAAGGTGAGGACGAAGATGAAGACGCTGTTGAAGAATCTGCTGAAGACAATCTTGATTTAGAAGCGGTAATCAAAGAACTTGAAGCTGAACTATCTGAAGGCGAAGAAGATGATGACGAGGAAGTTGAAGAATCAACAGAAGCTGTTGAAGAAAATGAAGAAATCGAAGAAGAGTACGAAATTGACGAAGCTGCTCTTGAAGAAGATGATGATTTAGAAGAAGAAGTTGATACATCATCTGGAGTCGGTTCTGGTACTGGAAGAGGTAATACAGATACTTCATCTGGAATCGGAAAAGGTGGTCAAGAAAAAGCTAAGAAAATGGAATCAATTGAGGCTGAACTAGCAGAACATAAAGAAGCTGTTCAATACTTAAAAGATAAACTTCACGAAGTTAACATTTTAAATGCTAAATTGCTTTACACAAATAAACTTTTCAAAGAGTTTAGTTTGGACAATAATCAGAAATTAAAAGTGGTCGAAACTTTTGATAGAGCTCAAACAACTCGTGAAATTAAATTAGTTTACTCTACTATGGCAGAACAATTAAATGAAAATAGTGGTGTAATAAAACGCAAATCAATTAAAGAATCAGCAAGTGCTCCTGTTAGTTCTACAAAACCTTCTAAAGAATCATCAAAAGTGATTTCTGAAGAAGCTGTTGTAGCTGACAGATTCAGAAAACTAGCTGGTATCTTGAAAGGTTAGGAGAAAAACAAAATGTCAAATTATATAAACGAAGCTTTACTTGACGCGTCTCCAATGAAGAAACAGCAATCAGAAGCTAAAGGACTTGTTAATAAGTGGGATAAAACAGGTCTTTTAGATGGTCTTAATGAAGATTTTAAAAGACAAAGTATGGCGGTTCTTCTTGAGAATCAAGCAAAGCAACTAATCAATGAGTTTACAACTACAAGTCCTAATGCAGGAGTTGCAGGTGGAAACTACAAAGGTGATGAAGAATGGTCAGGTGTGGCTCTTCCATTGGTTCGTAGAATCTTTGGTGAAATAGCAGCACAAGAGTTTGTATCAGTTCAACCTATGAACTTACCTTCAGGTCTTGTATTCTATCTTGATTTCCAACACGGAAAAACAAGAATGGGATTCACTGCAGGTGATTCAATTCACGGTAACACTGGTCCAAATTCACCGTCTGGTTCATCAGCACCTTATCCTGATAAAGGATTTTACGGAACAGGTAAATACGGATATACCGTTGGAACAGCTTCAAATCAGTCATTTAATGTAACTGGTTCAGCTGTAAGTTCAACATTATCTGAAATTAATTTTGATTCTGAAAATTCAGCATCAGGATTATTTAAACTATCTTCTACTGCTCTTACAGGTCCTGTTGATACAGCAGCTGTTAGAGGTTGGAATGTTACTTTATCTGGATTCAACGCTGGCGAGACCGTTACAGAGTATAAAGGTGGTCAGTATAGAACTATAGCTGGTGATGATACATCTCCAGGTGTGTTTACAACCGTTGTTCAATTAGGTGATGTTGGTCAAACAGCTCCTTCTGGTTCACTTGTTGTTTCACCTATCGTATCTAATGTAGAATCATCAAGAGGTGATTTTGAAGATAAAGGTGGCGACGCTACTAATGATTCACTACAAATACCTGAAGTTGACTTGAAACTAAAATCAAGACCAATCGTTGCTAAAACTCGTAAGTTGAAAGCAGTTTGGACTCCTGAGTTAGCTCAAGACTTAAACGCTTATCATTCAGTTGACGCTGAAGCTGAATTAACATCTATGTTAAGTGAGTACATTTCAATGGAAATTGATTTAGAAATCTTAGATATGTTAATCAACGATGCTGTAACAACTGATTACTGGTCAGCTAAAGTTGGTAAATACTATGATTCATCAGCTTCTGCTTTTGCAGAAAATACTAGCGGATATGCATATACTAAATTTGAATGGTATCAAACACTTGTTGAAAAAATACAAAAAGTGTCAAATACAATTCATCAATTAACTCTAAGAGGTGGTGCTAACTTTGTTGTTGTATCTCCAAAAATAGCAACTATTTTAGAGTCAATTCCAGGATATGCAGCTTCAACTGATGGTAACAAAGCTCAGTTTGCAATGGGAGTATCGGCAGTCGGTTCAGTTGCTGGACGATTCACCGTATACAAAAATCCATATATGACTGAAAATGTAATCTTAGTTGGATTTAGAGGTTCAAACTTCCTTGAAACAGGTGCAGTATATGCTCCATATGTTCCATTGATTATGACTCCTCTTGTGTATGACCCAAGTGACTTCACACCAAGAAAAGGTGTAATGACACGATACGCTAAGAAAATGATTAGACCAGAGTTTTATGGTAAAATCTATTGTTCAGACTTAAACTTAATATAAGTTAATTCTGTTCATATTAGTTAAGGAAAGACCCTATCTTTTGATAGGGTTTTTTCTTATATTAACTATTTATATATGAATAGTAACCTGGAGTTTTATTATGCCAAAATCAGTATTTGTATACACAGACCCAACGATAGCTACATCAGCTGATGGTGATACACCATTTGGTTTATATGATGCAGACACAACATTTGTATCTGAATCAGTTGAAGTTTGTAAATATGTAGCTAGAAAAATGGGACACCCTGTTATGCAACTTGAGATACCTAGTTCATCAATCTATGCTTGTTTTGAAGAAGCAACATCAGATTATTCAACTTATATAAACAATTATAATATGAAGAATTGGATGTGGGAACATTATGGTAATAGTGAAAAAATATCAGGTTCTTTTGGTACAGGTACAACAAGTCCTGTTAGTCCTAATGGTGGGTTATCAACTTACTTATCTGACCAATATGGAGAGTTAGCTAGAGTAGGTGGTGATACAACTTTACACTCAGGTTCAATAACCGTAGGAAATAAACAACTTTATGATTTGGCAACAGAAGCTTCATTTTCAAGTGCTGCACATAGTACTAAACGATTAGAAGTACAAACGGTATTTAATCAAGGGCCATCTGCTATTACAAGATTTTACGACCCTTTCGCTGGTTCCTTTGAACAAAGAAATATGTTAGATTCATTTGGTTTAGGGAGTTCAGCTCCAGCAGTTTCATATATTATGAGACCAGTTTATCAAGATATTTCCAGAGCAGCTGCTATAGAAACTAATGATAAAATTAGAAAATCAAATTATTCATTTGAATTGGTTAATAATCAGTTAAGAATATTTCCACTTCCTACAACAGATGATGTGGGAACAAAAATTTGGTTTAATTATTATGTTAGAGATGAAAGAAGAGAAGTAACAAGAACATATAATCAAGATAAAACAACAGACCCATCTAATGTACCATATAAATTTATTACATATACAGAAATAAATGCTTCAGGTAGGCAATGGATACGAAGGTATACATTAGCACTAGCAAAAGAATTATTAGGTATAATCAGAAGTAAGTACTCTTCAATGCCTATACCTAATGGAGATGTCACTCTTGATGGAGAAGCATTAAAATCAGAAGGAAGAGAAGAAAAGGCGAATTTAATAGAAGAGTTAAAAGAATTTTTAGAATCAGTTTCTTTAACAGAAAAGGCTAGAGCTGAAGCTGAAGAAGCAAATGCTCAAAGGGAAGTATTAGCTAAAGCTCCACTTAAAATATATTTAGGATAATCTAATGTCACGAACAAATCCATTTTTTTTACCGAGAAAAGAATTTGAATTAATCAATTCAATGAATGAAGAATTGATTGATGAGATAGTCGGTCAATCTGTAGATGTTTACAAAGTAAATATAGAACAGACAGATGATAATATTTATGGAGAGTCATCGACAAAATATTATGATATAGGATTTAGAGTAAATTGTTTAATTCAATACAATGAACCAGAAATAAATCAAGACGAGTTTGGAGCAGATACAACAGGTGATATTGAACTATATTTTCAAAGAGAAAATTTATCAAGTGGTTCTTTAAATTTCTATCCAGAGATTGGTGACATTGTAGATTGGAATGATTTTTATTGGGAAATTGACGGTACAACAGAACCTCAATTAGTAGCAGGCCATCCAGGATATAAACATCAGATAAAAGCTACAGCACATATTGCGAGACTTTCATCATTACAAATAGAAGAGAGGCCAAGATAATGGCAGTACAACAAATAAAAACAAAAAGGATTATTAAACACGATACTGCTAATCCTAATTACAAACCAGACCCTGTTATAGTTAAATCAGAGCCTGTAATGAATGGTAACAAATTAGAAAATACTAATGAAGGAGTATATCAAGGAAATATAAAATCATCAACTAATGTTTATGGTGAAGAAATGAAAGATATGATGAGTACAATGATGGGTAAATTAGATAACATCAAAGTACAGAATGGTAATATTAATGTGAATGATAACTCTATAGAAGTTGATGTAAAAAGAAATGTATTTTTATCTAAAGCAGATGATTCAAATGTTAAAATTGATAATGTAAAAAAAGGTAAGGTAAACAATAAAGTTAATAAATTAAGAGCTTTGAGAAAAAATGGCAATTAAACCAATTACAAATAAACAATTAGTCAGTTCAGAGACTATAAATAGGGCAAATCAAACTTCTACAAAAAGTATTGAAAATAGACCTAATGTGTCTCGTTCTGAAAATGCAGCACAAACATTTACACCTGGTGCAGACTTTACAAAAAATTATTCTGTTACATTAGAAGATGTAGATACTTCAATTATTAATTTTGTAAAAAATATAATTAGGCCATCATTTAAAGAAAACAATGAAGTATTTAAAGTACCAGTAATGTATGGTAATGAAGAAAGATGGGTTGCTGCTAGAAAAAGAGGAATATTAAAAGATAAAAATGGTACTTTACTATTACCTTTGATAATGTTAAAAAGAACAGAAGTATCAAAAAATTCTGATTTTATCAATGGTATGGAACACGATTTAAAAAGAAATTCAGACCAATTTGTAGTATCACAACAATGGTCAAAAACAAATCAATATGATAGATTTGCAGTTTTACAAGGACAAATGCCCATTACTGAATTTGCAGTAACAACACCACCTAACTATGTAAATATAAATTATGAATTTGTCATATGGACTAATTTTATTTCACAGATGAATGGATTAGTAGAAGCATTTACTGAGTTTAATAATCAATATTGGGGAGAGGGACAAGAAAGAAAGTTCTTTTCATTAATTGAAAATATATCAGATGCATCCGAAATGAATAGAAATGGTGAGAGATTTATTAAATCAACATTTTCAGTTAATAGTAGAGCATCATTGTTACCAGAAGATTATAATTCTGTTGTTACTAATAAAATATCAAATCTTAAAAAAGTAAAAAGTGTTGCAAAAGTTAACTTTGGTGAGTCACTTTTGTAAAAAAATAATATGTTTTAGGAAAAAACTATATATTTATATATACAACATTTAAATTTAATGGAGGTTACATAATGTCAGAAGTAAAAAAACTAACAGAAGAAGAAATAGCAAAGGTAAAAAATATCAGAAAAAATTATGTAGATATACAAAATGCTTTTGGTCAACTTCACTTAACAAAAATCAATTTAGAAAAACAACTTTCACAAATAGATACTAATTATGATTCACTTACTGCTGAGTATGAAAAAACTCAAACTGCAGAACAAGAATTAGTTAAATCAATCCAAGACCAATATGGCGTAGGAACACTTAATATAGAAAGTGGTACATTTACTCCTTCTATTGAAAATTCTTAGTAAATAAATAAATAAAATTATTGTTTGCGACAATTTTTACATATTTATATATGATGATATATTGCGGTATCGTACAGATTTAATAACAAATAATTTTACAATTCAATAGGAGAAATTCAATGGCAGAAAAAGTAGTCTCTCCAGGTGTGTTTACAAACGAAATCGATGCATCCTTTTTACCAGCAGCTATAGGTGATATAGGTGCTTGTATAATAGGACCAACCTTTAAGGGACCAGCTTTAGTTCCAACGGTTGTTAATTCAATGGCAGAGTTTGAAGCAACATTTGGTACAACATTCAGAAGTGGTTCGAATTATTATCAATTCTTAACATCACACACAGCAGAACAATATTTACAAAACGGTGGACCACTTACCGTTGTTAGAGTAAGTACTGCTACAGCAGCTACATCAAAAATATTTAAAGTTGACTCGGCTGGTAAATTCAGTCAACCTTATCAATCAGGTTCAGGTAATGAAACATTAACTTTTGAAACAATAGGTGATGGATTAATTTATAATAACCATGGTGGAACTGGTACATCATACGATAATATCGAAGATGCTGAAGAAGGGACAAATAATGTTCTAACATCAGGTTCTTCTGATAATTATAGAGTTGAAATATCAGGTGTTAATAATGCAAGAGGAACATTTAATGTTTCTATTAGAAGTGGTGGTGATACAATTAAAAGAAAATCAGTATTAGAAACTTTTAATAATGTTTCACTTGACCCTAATTCAAACAATTACATTGAAAGAATAATTGGAAACCAAGATTTAACATTAAATGGTTCAGGAACAACAGAACCATACATTAAACCAGTTGGTGAATTTCCAAATAAATCTAAATTCGTTAGAGTTAAAACGGTTCACTCATCGACACCTAATTATTTAAATGAAAATGGTGCAAGAACAGATGATAACTTCACAGGTTCTTTACCAGTAGCTCAATCATCTTCATTTATTGGTGGTGGTGCAGGTGTAGCTAGTTTTGATTTATATGGTGGGTCTCACGGTTCAGCTGATGTTATTCCAGCTAATTTCTATGATTCAATTGAATCAGGAAATAATCAAGGGTTAAACACTGGTGATTCAACAACATTAACTGCTTATGAAGATGCTATCAATTTAATGGCAAATGCAGATGAATACGATATTAATCTAATGATGTTACCAGGGTTAAATATAGAAAATGATTCAGCTTTAATTAATAAAGCTATTGATGTCTGTGAAACAAGAGCAGATGCTTTCTTGATTGCAGACCCTGTTAACTATGGCTCTTCAGTAACAACCGTTAATAGTAAGGCAGATTCTATAGATTCAAATTATGCAGCTGTTTATTGGCCTTGGGTTCAAATTCAAGATGCTAGAAACAATGGTGCTTTAAGATGGGTTCCACCTTCAGTTGTATTGGGTGGTGTTTATGCATTTAATGATAAAGTAGCTCATCCATGGTTTGCACCTGCAGGTCTTAACAGAGGTGGTCTTGATACGGTAGTTCAAGCTGAAAGAAAACTATTGTTAAGTCAAAGAGATACACTTTATGATTCAAGTGTTAATCCGATTGCAACTTTCCCTGGACAAGGTGTAACGGTATTCGGTCAAAAAACACTACAAAAGAAATCAAGTGCTCTTGATAGAATCAATGTTAGACGATTACTTATCAGAGTTAAGAAGTTTATCGCTTCTTCATCTCGTTTCTTAGTGTTTGAACAAAACAATGAACAATTAAGAAAACGATTCTTAAATATCGTGAATCCATTCTTAGAACAAGTTCAATCACAAAGTGGACTAAGTGCCTTTAAAGTTGTAATGGACGAAACCAATAATACACCTGACACTATTGATAGAAATCAATTAATAGGTCAGATATTCTTACAACCAACTCGAACAGCCGAGTTTATTATATTGGATTTCACAATACAACCAACTGGAGCAGCATTTCCAGAGTAATATAAACTAATCAGAGAGTGAGTTTAAATACTCACTCTTTGGTTTGATTTAACAGGAGAATCATTAATGGCAAAAAAACTAATCAGTCCAGGTGTATTAACAAACGAGATAGATGCATCATTTTTACCAGCAGCCTTAGGAGCAATAGGAGCTGCTGTTGTTGGTCCAGCATCAAAAGGACCTGTTTTAGTTCCTACCGTAGTTAATAATACAAGAGAATTAGACGATTTATTTGGAGGAGTATTTACAAGTGGTAGTAATCGATATGAATATTTTACTACGATAACTGCTAAAAAGATTTTAAAAACAAAAGGACCAGTTACATTCGTTAGAGTTAGTGCTGGAAGCCCAAGTGCAGCAGTAAATGGTACATTAACACAAACTGAAGTTTCAAATTCACTACAAGGTCAATCAGGAACAACTTTTGCATCTACTCAAGACTCAGGTTCTATATTATCGTCAACAGATGTTGATGTTGTTGGAACAGGGGCAGGTGGAGTAGCAGCAACAGGAAGTTTTCAAATAGCTGGGGGATTATATCACTCACCTACAAATTTACAAGCATCTATGAGTATTGGAAATGTTGATTTTATATTTACATCAGCATCTGTTGATTTAGCTACAAACACAACTAATGATACTACTATTTTTGTACAATCTGGTTCAAATGTAACAGCAACAGCAATAAACTTTAGAAATACGATTAACAATAGTGGTTCTTTTCATAATTTAAGTTTGTCTGCAAGTAATAGTTCAGGTGTAGTTTCATTAACAGCTACCGTTCAAGGTAATATGAACGATGGAGTGCATGTACACAGATGGTACAATGGAGTGACACCATCAGGACTTGATAATTTATTAATGGTAACCAGTTCCGGTGATGGGGCATTATTTTCAAATGTTTCACAACTGAATGGTGGTAGAGATGCCGATACACATTTAAAAATACCATTTAAAATAGAAACTATTGCAGTAGGTGAAACACTAAATAGTAGAACGACAGCTACTGGAGGAACACTTAGAACTGATGGTACATTAATCAAAGGTGATACTGATAATGTGAGATGGGAAATACAAGAAGTTGATACAACCGTTGGTACATTTTCACTATTAGTCAGACAAGGAAGTGATTCTCATAAAAGACCAATAATTTTAGAAAAATTTGAAAACTTATCATTAGATTCTACACAACCAAATTATATAGAAAAAGTAATAGGAAATCAAGTAACTACTTTACAAGGTAGTGGTACAACAGAACCGTATGTAAAAGTAGTAGGTGAGTATGCAAATAAATCCAGATTCATAAGAGTAACAGATGTAAATCCATTACCAAACTATCTGGATGAAAATGGTAATTTAACTATATCTGAAGCTTCAGCATCTTTACCAGCTGTAGGAAGTGGTTCTTTAGGTGGTGGTTTTATCAATGGTTCAGATGGTACCAAAAGTCACCCTATTAATTTTTATGATACAATAACATCAACTAATACACAAGGATTAAATCCTACGGCAGCATTATCAGGTAAAACTGCTTACGAAGATGCAATTAATTTACTTGCTAATCAAGATGAATATGATATTAATTTATTATACATGCCAGGCATAACAAGTGCTGACCATAGTGCAATAGTCACTAATGCTCTTGAAATGTGTGAAAATAGAGGTGATTGTTTTGCAGTAATAGACCCTGTGTTATATAATTCTTCATTAAGTGCTGTAACCAGTGAAGGTACTAAATTTAACTCAAGTTATGGTGCAATGTATTGGCCTTGGATTCAAATAAATGATGACGCAGGTATGTATAGGTGGGTACCAGGTTCTGTAGGAGCAGCTGAAGTATTTGCTTTCAATGATAAAACAAAGCATCCATGGTTTGCTCCAGCTGGATTAAATCGTGGTACTATAAATGCAGTACAAGCAGAAAGAAAATTGTTAAATAGTACAAGAGATACATTGTATAGAAATAGAATTAATCCAATTGCTACATTCCCAGGACAAGGTGTTACAATTTTTGGACAAAAAACATTACAGAAAAAATCATCAGCTCTTGATAGAGTTAATGTGAGAAGATTATTGATAGCAGTTAAAAAGTTTATTGCTTCATCTTCAAGATTCTTGGTGTTTGAACAAAATACACCAGCTTTGAGAAGAGAATTTTTAGCAATAGCTAATCCATATTTAGAAAAAGTACAATCTAAAAGTGGTTTAAATGCTTTTAAAGTAGTGATGGATAACACAAATAATACACCTGACACTATTGATAGAAATCAATTGATAGGACATATATTTTTACAGCCAACTAAAGCAGCTGAATTTATAACAATTGATTTCACAATTCAAAGAACGGGTGCTGAATTTAGTGAATAAATAAAGAAATAATAGTATATTTTTTCATATTTCATATATTTATATGTGTATAGAAACATACTTGAAATATGAAGTATGAATTAATAGGAGAAATTAAATGGCTACATTGATTGATGCTAATGAAATAATGTTTACGGCTTTTGAGCCTAAACTAAAAAATAGATATGTAATGAATCTGAATGGTCTTCCTGCCTATCTTGTAAAAACAATGGCAAGACCTTCAATAACTTTTGAAGAAGTAGAATTACATCACATAAATGTTAAAAGATATGTTCACGGTAAAGCTACTTGGGAACCGATTGAGATAACTTTGTATGACCCAGTTGTTCCATCAGCTGCACAAGGTGTTATGGAATGGATTAGATTACACCACGAATCAGTAACTGGTAGAGATGGATATTCTGATTTTTACAAAAAAGATATTGATTTTCAAGTTCTTGGTCCTGTAGGTGATGTAGTTGAAGAATGGAAGTTAAAAGGTGCCTTTATACAAGCAGCAAATTTCAATGATTTAGATTATTCATCAAGTGACCCTGTAGACATTTCTCTTACATTAAGATACGATTACGCAATACTTCAGTTCTAATCTATTAGAAAAAAAAATCATCAAAAAAAAACCCTTGAAAAAATTCGAGGGTTTTTTATTTTTATATATATTTATATATGAATAAGTTATGAGGTTATATGAAAACATTCAAAGAAATTATTGAACAAGTTTTAGAACACGAGGGTGGTTATGTAAACGACCCCAAAGATTTAGGTGGTGAAACAAAGTATGGCATCACTAAAAGGTTTTATCCAGATATTGATATAAAGAATCTAACAATAGAACAAGCAAAAGACATCTATAAAAAAGATTATTGGGATAAAAACAAAGTTGAATCTCTTCCACAGAATTTATGGCATATTTATTTTGATATGTGTGTGAATATGGGTAAGAGAACAGCAGTCAAAGTTCTACAAAGAGCAGCTGTCAACAGAGGTAAAGATATAGAAGTTGATGGTGGCTTAGGACCAATGACAATTGGAGCTCTAAAAGGTGTCGAGTTAGATAGAGTTAGAGCATTCAGAGTAAAGTATTATGTAGATTTAATAACAGCTAAACCAGAACAAGAAAAATTCTTTTTAGGATGGTTTAGACGAGCAACGGAGGTATAAATATGTCAAGTGATAAATTATATAACGATATAAAACAACTATTTACAGATTTTGAAGATAACCATTCAATATTTGTAGACAAAGGTAATAAAGCAGCTGGTGGTAGAGCTAGAAAAGCTATCGGTGAAATCAAAAAATTAGTGACGAGTTATAGACAAGCATCTGTAAATGAATCAAAATCATAGGAGTCAAAAATGGCAGAACCACAAACAGAAAAAGCAGATATAAAAAAACAAAAATTTCCTAGTGAAATAATTGATTTACCGAGCGGTGGTAAAATATATGGAAAAGATTCACCACTATATAAAGGTAAAATAGAAATAAAATATATGACTGCTAAAGAAGAGGATATTTTGACATCACAGAATCTTATCAAAAAAGGTGCTGTTTTGGAGAAATTAATGGATTCATTGATACTAACTCCTGGTATAAATACAAAAGATTTAGTGTTAGGTGATAAAAATGCCATAATGATTGCTATTCGTATTTTAGCATACGGACCTGAATATTCTACAGAGGTTACACATCCTACAACAGATGAAACAATTACTCACAAGTTTAATTTAGCAGATTGTCCATATAAAATAGTTCCATCAGATGTTGATTATTCTTCAAATGAATTTGACTTTGAATTACCTATTTCAAAATCAAAAATAAAATGGAAATTATTGACAGGTATAGATGATGAACAAATTAATGCTGAATTAGATGCAAAGAAAAAATTAGGTTCTTTACAATCATCAGGAATAACGACAAGATTAAAGCGTGTTATCATCGAATGGGATGGAATAACTGATAAGGCAGAATTATCTGAATCGATTGATAATATGTTATCAAAAGATTCATTAGCTCTCAGAAATGAAATAACAAGAATATCACCAGATGTTGAGATGAAACAGGAAATAGAGTTTCCAGAAGGAGGAACGGTTGAAGTGGATATTCCACTGACCGTAAACTTTTTTTGGCCTGAGTCCTAAAGAAAAACCTTATATTCACAAGTCAATATTTAATCTTGTATATTACGGAAAAGGTTTTAATTTTTCAGAAGTATATAGTATGCCTGTTTATTTAAGAAATTGGTATCTGAATGAACTTCAAGCTACAATGAAAAAAGAATCTGATGAAATTAAAAAGGCTAACAAACAAAGAAGATAGTAGAATTTCTTAAATTTTTGATATTTATAATAGAACAGAAACGGTTTCAAAATAAATTCAATATTGGGGAAAATACATGCCATCATCAAGAGAAATCAATAAACAGAACGAATCTCTAAACGAACAAAGAGATTTATTGGCAGACATTGAGGATATTTTTGAAGATGTAGTTTCCTCTGCAGAAGATATGACAAAAAATTTAGAGGGTGTTGCTGATTTGATGAAACAAATATTAAGTGACACTAACGACATACCTGATAATGTAGATGATACCAATAAAAATACCAACAAATTTACTCAATTACTAAAAAAAGCAAAAGGTAAGACAAAAGACCTAGCTAAAGGGTTATTACAGGCTGGTAAACAAGTAGCAGACACTATGGTATCTGCTTTTGGTGAGATTGGTAGTATCCTATCGTCTATATTGAGTCTGAGTTTTGTAGGAGCTATAACAGGATTATTTGGTGCTGTTATAAGTAAGTTCCAATACGATATGAAAGCAGTTGTCAATGAGATAGGTGTTGGATTTGAAGTAGCAGGCAACAGAGCAAATGCATCATTCGAGAAACTGGTAGATAGTGCTGAAAGAATAGGTCTATCAGCAAAAGACATAGCTCAAAGTTCTTTTGAATTATCAAATAATTTTGGTATGGCATTTTCAGAATCTCTAAATCTTTCTAAAGATATAGCAGATGGAGCTAAAGCATTAAATGTACAATCTGGAACAATGGCAACCATTGTAGGGCAATTTCAATTAATAGGAGATTTATCAGCTGAACAATCGCATGTATTATCAGAACAAGTAGGATTATTAGCAGCACAACACGATGTGGCTCCTCAAGCAGTACTACAAGATATGGCACAATCTACAGAAGATATGGCTTTATTTTCCAAAGGAGGAGTGAAAAATTTTGCAAAGACAGCAATAGAAGCAAGAAAATTAGGTATGAGTGTTAAAGATGTTGCCAACTCATTAAAAGGAATGTTGAATTTTGAAGACTCGTTAAATAAAGAGTTACAAGCTTCAGTTATGTTAGGTAAAAATATCAATTTAAATGAAGCAAGAAGATTAGCTTTTGCAGGTGATACTGCAGGGGCATTTCAAGCTATAGCTGATGAATTAGGTGATGTTGATTTAGGTTCATTAGACCCATTAACTTTACAATCAGTTGCAGACGCAGCAGGTATGTCAACAGAACAATTACTGAAGATGTCTAAAGGGGCAGATGAAATGGGTGGTGTTGATATGGGTGAAGAAGCATTATCGGCACAAGACAGAGCAGCACTACAAGCATCAAAAACAATGTCAAACATGGAAAAAATATTAGCAAAAATGAATAGAACATTAATTAAATTAGCTGACTTATTTGGTGACGATATAATAGGTGCACTTGAAAAAGTTGCAAACTTTATAGAAAAGATACTTACACCTGAAGGTTTTCAAGAATATATGGATAAACTTAAAGCAGCATTTACAAATTTTGATTGGGTGGGATTAGGTAAGAAAATAGGTCAAATGTTACTTGATGGTATAGCATTTATTTTAGTGAATGGAACTAAATTACTTTTTGGTATGGGAAAAGCATTAGGTGACTCACTTGTTGGAGGAATGTTGAAAGGAATTGGTGTTATGAAAATAGCTATGCCAAAAACATTTGCTAAAATAGCCACTAAACTATCAAATATATTTAAAGGTATAAGAATTTCTTGGTTAAAAAATGTGGTTAAACCTATAATGAATGCAACCAGACCATTTCGTAAATTTTTTAAAGAAATAAAAGGTAGTAAAGGATTTGCAGCTCTATCAAAAGCAGCTAAAGGATTTGCAAAGGCAATAAAATTTATAACTAAACCAATAACCGGGTTATTGAAACCATTCACTTCAGTATTTAAAGTAGCATCTAAACTTTTCAAACCTATTGTAAGTCTTGTTAAAGTTTTTGGTAAATTAGGCTTAAGAGGTATACCAATTTTAGGACAAATATTATCATTAATTGACGGATTATTTGGTGGTTTTAATAATGTAGATAAGAGTCTTACAGGTGTGACAGGTACATTTAAAAATATGTATCGATTTGTTAGTGGTTTTGTTATAGGAGTAATTGAAGGAGTTGTTACAGCATTTACTGGTCTTTTTGATATGATATTTGGAACTGATTTAACTTCATGGTTTAAAGATGCATTTCAATTTATACGAGATGGATTCAACACGGTTACAGATGCTATCGTTGATTTCTTTGCTGATATACCAGGTTCGATTGCAAATATTTTTTCAGGTTTAGGACAACTGATATTAGATTCTATAGAGGGTATTGGAAGTATAGGTAAGACGATATTAGACTTAGTTGTAGGAGGGTTATCAGGACTTGGTGAAGCTTTAATGGGTGCAGTTAGTATTGGTGCTGAATTTTTTGTAGATTTATTTAGTGGTGCAATAGAAGGTGTGAAAAAAGTACCGCAAATGATTGCAAATGCATTTTTAGGTATTGGTAGTTTAGTAGCAGGTGCAGTTTCAGGAGCATTTGATTCTATTGGTGCTATGTTTTCTTCTATTGGAGAATCATTAATGAATTTATTACCAGATATTGATTTTGGAGAATTTGCAGGAGATTTTGCACAAAGTATAAAAAATGCTCTTTCTACCGTAACAGATTTTATTAAAAAACCATTTAATTTAATTATTAGAACATTCAATAGAATAAAAAATGCTATTTCTGATAAAGTATTGTTTAAAGGATATACTTTAATGAAAAAAGGTTTCATAGTGGATAATTCAGTATTTGGAACTATCCCTCCTTTTAATATTGGTATACCAAAAATTAAAACACCATCATTGATGGGTGATGTACCTCAGTTAGAAACTGGTGGTACAATAACAAGAACAGGTATAGCACAAGTTGATAAAGGTGAGATTGTTTCAGGTGTTCGAGGTCAAGCATTGAAACCTGTAGCAGAAGAAGTAGGAAAATTAAAACAAGATATAGCAGAAACTAATAGATTATTAATGAGAATACTAAATGATGGTATTCCAGTAGTGAAGGCATAATATTATGGCAGGCTTAAATAATTTAAATTCAATATTTAGTGACTTAGTTGATGCCGGTACAACACAAGGTGTCAATTACATTGAAAACATTCATGCAAATGGTTTCACCGTAAATACAGAAGGTACAGACTTTTTAGGAATTGAAGGCTCGACATATAATAATCCAAGTGAATATGGATACAATAACCATATTGTCAATGCAATATTAGATGTCGAGGGGAGTGGATTTGTTCCACAACTACAGCCAGGTGATGATACATTATTTGTAGGAGCATCAGGTACAAATTATAGTAATCCAGGATTAAATTTGGGCACATTTTATATTGATGATTATGCAAATGGACCGTCACCTAGTTTTATAAACTTTACAAAAAATAGGCAAGAAAAAGACCTTTCAGAATACATTGGTGTAGAAGGTGATTCTTTTAATCATCCAGACCCAACTGAACAAATTATTATTGAAGATGACCATTGGGGAGATGAATTTGGCCATAAATTCACACCTAATCGTAAACATTTAGACCCAACTGAATTTAAAGGAGCATCAGGTACGAGTTATAGTAATCCAGGTGAATTAGTTGGATTACATTATTATGAAGTTTATGATGATGCAGGGCTCGGTGTTACTGCAATTGATGATATTCATGCAACAGGTTTTACAAAATTAAGAAAACATAAAGATTTATCAGAATTTTTAATGGTTGGTGATGGTACGATAAACACTGGTAATGATAATATTGATAACGGGACATTGTTTAGACAATTTGGAGGTCAGACCTTTGATTTTGGTGGTGAACAAAAAAATAAATATCTAAGTAACCCAGGTAATACTTTTAGAACAAAAGATACAATTGACCCTGATAAAGTATCATTAATTCAACAAGGTGGTTTAAGAAGTAATTTAATTAATGGTGTAGATGTTTCGGGTATTACATTAGAAGATATTTACAACGACCATATTAATGATTTAATAGATTTTAAAAATGTAAAAAGTAAAGTTGATGGTCGTTTAGATATGAGACACGGTAATGGTAAAGTATCATCACAAGGGTTTTTGCCTTTAGCATTCGATAGAGGTGAAGAACCTTATGTTATTAGAGGTATAGGTGATTCAAAAAATGTAATAGACCAATCTTTAGATGATATAGAAAGAGTTGGTAAGTATTTATTCGATAGTCAAGATGGTATCAAGTTTATTGCAGCTCAAAATGTAGTTGGGTATTTAGCAAACGCATGGCACAGAAATATAAAACACGGGACAGATGAACGATATGGATTTTTTGGTGCAAGTGTTGGTAAACAACAATTTCAATACACATATAATCCACTATCAGCATTTTCTTCAACAACACCTTTTATAAAAGTTAGAATGAATCGTTCTGTTTTATTTGATGAAGATAAATATACAGAATCATCAGACCCTATTTTTGGATTACCTGATTTGACACCCAATAAAAATAGTAAAGTAGAGGGTATCACAAAACAAAAATTGACTGCAGATGGAGATAAACACACTACATTAGGTGGTTCTATTCTATATAATGTCAATCAATCAATAGATGGGACAACGGTAAACAATCAAGGTATACCTGGAGATTTTCATACTTTAGCACCTATAGATGAAGAAGAGCAAGTTATAATAAACAAAAGAGGTAATAAAGATTCATTATCCACAATAGAAGAAGGTTATCCATTTTATTTCAAAGATATGCGAAACGATAAAATTTTAATGTTCAGAGGATACATTAAAGACTTATCTGAAAACATAGCTCCTGCTTATTCAACAGAACAATATGTTGGAAGAAGTGAACCAGTTGTTGCATATCAAAGCACAACCAGAACATTAAATTTTTCATTAGATTTATATGCTAATAATCCAGATGAGTTTAAAAGTATTTATCAAAAACTTGACTATTTAACAAGTTTATGTTACCCTGAATATTTTAATGATTCTTCAACAGAAGGTTATACATTAACAAGACCTAAACCACCTCTTTGTAGAATGAGATTAGCTGATTTATACGGTGGAGCTTCAAAAGCACAAAATGATAATGCGGCATTAAAACACGGCTTATTAGGATTTTTAAATACTCTAAATTATTCTTTTAATGAAGAAGGTACTTGGAATTATTTTGAAGAGGGTACACGAGCACCTAAATACATTACAGCAACTATAGGATTTACGGTAATTCACGATAAGACACCAGATATTAATACAAGATTTTATGGTGTTAATTACGATAAAGTAAAAACAGAAGCGGGAGTTTAAAATGAGTAGATATGGCAACACTAAATTACAAGTAAAAAAAAATAAATCATACTACAAAACTACTATTTTTAGTAAAATACCCAAATCTGATAGTGACATCTATGTAATAACACAATTTGGAGATAGATTAGATTTATTAGCTCATCAGTTTTATGGTGATGTATCACTTTGGTGGTATATTGCAAGAGCTAATGATTTAAACACAATGATAGTTTCAGAAAATATTCAATTACGAATACCAGGTTCCACACAATACGCAAAAGGTAGATAAATGGCAAAAATAGCATCAAGAATTTTTAATGATAGTCTTTCCATTGACCCAGATGTAAAGAAAAGATTAGAGGAAATACAAGATTTATCAGGTGGTATTTTTGATTCAGTTAATGCAACAGACGCACAATTAAATAAAGATAAACATAACTTTGGTGGAGCAGGTTATTTGTCAGGTAAAATACCATTTGTCAGAATGTGGACTGCAGTAAGAGTGTCAACAGAAACTGATACCGTAACAGAGGTTCCTGTTGATGAGAATATTTCAAACTATAATTTTGATTTTGTAAATAACTCTTATGAATTTCCACAAGTTGTAGAACCAAGTCAATATAGTGGAGCAGTAATTAAAGAGACTAAGTTGGAAAAATATCCTAAAGATACATTTAAAATTTATCAACTAGGAATGAATAAATCAGGAGAAAGAAACATATTAGGGTCAACATCTACTAATGACACTACAGCATTAGGAGAAACAATATTACCATCTCAAAAAAACAATTATACAGATTCATCTTACACAGGTAATAGAAAAAATTTACAACCACCGGCTGGTATAACAGCTCTTACTTCAACAACACAAAATTCTTCAGGTCCTGTAGCTGGTATTTTATCAACAACAATAAATTTTACCGTTTATGATTATGAAGAATTTGATTCAATTTATAGTAGATATTTTATGAGACCGGCAGCTAAAGTTTTTGTTGATTTTGGATATAGTGATGATAAATCATTTAAATTATATGACCCTCAAGAATACATTGCAGACCCAAAAACATTTAATGAAAACATATATGGGAAAGTAGAATATGATGGTGATGGAAATAAAACAATATCAAAGGGCCAATTACAACAATCAAATTACGGAATGAATTTTATTCAAGGACAAGTAGTAAGTTTTACTTCAGATTTAGACCCCACGACTGGAGCATATAAATGTAGTGTTAAAATATCTTCTAAGGCAACACAAATTATTGATGTAGATATAAATGAAGATATAATTGGAAATATTAAAAAAAATCTATTATCAAATATTGAGTTTAAAATTCTAAACTTAGCTCAAAAAACTTTATTTCCAGAGTATAGTAAAACTTTAATACCAGAAGACTTAGATGAACAGAACATAGATGATTATAAAGCTTTTACTAATTTACTTGGTTCAGAAATATTATCTGATGGTACTAAATACCCAAACACACCTACAGACTTAGCAATTCAATTAGGTATATATTGGAAGGGTAGTTTTGCAAAAGATGAGGATGATGAGACAAAAAAAATACCAAAGACTGGAGAGGATGCCATATACTTATCCTATGGTTTTATTGAAGATGTATTATTAAATGGTGAGTTGGCAAAGTATCCTAAAGCTGCCGAACAATTCAATGATGGTGATGCTATAGAATTTGATAGTAGTAGGAGTTATACACGATATTCTTCAACATTAATGGAAAGACAACAATTTTTAAAATCAACCACAAAACTCCCATTCTTGTTTCCGGTGAGATGGAACAACACATACAATACGAGAAAGGGAAAAGTACCTGACCCACTTGCAAATTGGGAAGGAAATGGTAGATATAATAATGATATAAAATACGAAAGAATACCAATCCGTGAAGTATTTATAAAGTTAGCTGTTTTTAAACGAGCAATAAATTCTGCAGATTCAGTATCTGAAATATTTAATTATATGTTTAAGGCCCTGGCAGAATCTACTGGTTACATATGGAATTGGGGTATTGATACAGCTGACATGGTTGGTGATAGAATAGGTGTAGTTGATAGAAACTATATTGCAAAAGAAATACTTACTAATGATACATTGAAAACCCAAACTAATGGAGAAGAATTTTTTAATGATATGTTTCGTTTTGAACCATTTTCTCCAAACACGATAGTAAAATCAATGACATTTGGTTTGTCACCGGGTGATGGTAGTGCCATATCATCAAAATTAGCATTACAAAGTTTAGGTTCAGCAGGTAGAAATGTATTTGCATCATCAGAAATAATAGACCAGACACAAGTTCATATGAAAATAGAGGACATACCACCAGGTGAAACTACATATCAAGCTAAATATAGTGTAGAGTTTTATCCACCATCTCAAGGTGGTTCTGATTTAGAAAAGATTTTTAGTGCATTTGAAAGTCAAGACGAATTGACAAAAACAGACTCAACTTTTTTGTCCTCTCAAAACATATATGGAGGGGATTTTGGGGATTTTTCGATACCAGCAGCTGCAACTCAACATTACAAGGACGCCACACAAGATTTAATAGATAAAAAAGGTGATACAGGAGATATTGAACCTTCTTCAAAACCAACTATTGAATATAAAAAACATAAAGCAGTTTTAGAAAATCAGAATTATGAATTTTGTGATAATGTATATGATTATTTTACAAAACGACATTTAGCATTTACATTGAAATCAAAACCAACAATTCTACCAATGAAATTGAATTTAAAAATACATGGTTTTACGGGCTTACAACCTAGTGATAAATTTAAAATAAATCATATTCCATCAAGATATGCAAATTTTGTATTTTTTCAAATTATGAGAATTACACATACTATATCACCTGGTGTGTTTAATACCGAGTTGGATTGTGTACCACGAATGAGAGATGATGTTAAAGAACAATTAGTAATTAACAATGAAAAAAAATCTGTATTGGCTCCATCGTATTTAAAAGACGCTCACAAGTGTAAGGGAGTGGAAGCAGTTTTACCTTTTTTAAGTTATATGAAACCTGACATAGGTATGATGAATAAATTTATTAGTAAAGAAAACCAACTCAAAAATGACTGGTTCTATGGTCGAAGAATTCATAAGGTAGATGCTGTGTATAAAGTAAGAACATTACCAACTGGTGTAGGGAAAAGTAAATATGTTAGAGGATTTTTACCTAAAACATTCGATGTACCTGATTTAGGTGATGAAGGAAAATCAGACTCAGAATTATATGAACTTAACCTCCGTAGGGTTGTTGAAGGTATTCGACAAAGTGGACAAGTAGAAGGATTAGATTATAAAAAAGTTACAGCTGATAATATAGAAGGTTACAAAACACGCTATACTTTTGAAGGTGATACTGAATATTATGTAATTGTTTCAGACAGCAGATTCTTTATAGCACCTACAAGTTATTGTAAAGAAGGGCCTATTATAAATTTATTTTTATACTCCAATTTTCCTGAAACATTGGAAGACGCATAAAAAAAAGCTTGTTTTATTCAGCAAAATGTTATATATTGTAGTACGATGTATTGTGTTATTCCGATATTTAAAGAACCTTTCCTACATCCATTACACGAAAACAATGGATTATCAGCCTTATGGTGTCAACCAGAATCTGCAGAAGAACCATTCTTTATAGTTCAAAAACATCCTGATTCTGATGATATACTTCAAGATTACAAATGGTTAGATGAAGAATTGATACTCACTCCTGATAAAAAAATATTAAATCATTTCTATGAATTTAAAGATGTAGTGGATAAAAACTTCATTTGGTGGAATGAAACAGGTAAACCATTTGAGAAAAACATATCCAATAATGCAATAGATTTCCTGAGTAACAAGTTCTACAATGTTAAAAAACTTAACGAAATCATACCATTATCGAAACATAATGAGTATTGTAGTGACATCTATAAAGGAATGGCTAGAGCATATACGGGTGAGAATGACGATTATATGAACGATGCTATTAAAGCTTTCGGTTCAATTGAAAAGAATGGAATCAAAGTATCGGATGATATATGTGATATATTTGATATGAGAGTAAAGAAGCATATATCAAATGGAAAACTATATAGTAATTACAATCTGTGGACAACAACAGGTCGTCCAAGTAATTCATTTGGGAGTGTAAACTTTGCAGCTCTACCACCTGAGAAAAGAAAAGGGTTTGTGGCTGAAAACGATTATTTAGTAGAGTTTGACTTTGATGCTTATCACTTGAGGTTGATTGCTGACTTGGTTGGTTATCATACATTTGGTACAGAATCAGTTCACGAACATCTTTCAAAATGGTATGAATGTTCTTATGAGGAATCAAAACAGAAAACATTTAGATTATTGTATGGTGGAATTGATAAACAAACAAGAGAAAAAGTTCCATTCTTTGATTTAACACATAAATATATAAACAAAAAATGGAATGAAATAAATACTCATAATTTAGTATTTACAGATATTTATAGACGGAAACTATTATTTGAAAATTATGATGATTTAAATAGAAATAAAGTTTTTAATTATCTGATTCAATCTTTAGAAACAGAATCAAATATTAAGAAGATTTTATTAATTCAAGACTATTTATTAGAGAAGAAGACTAAATTGGTTTTATATGGATACGATAGTTTCCTATTTGATTTCTCACAACAAGATGGAGTGGAAACTTTGAAAGATATAAAATCAATTTTAGAAGAAAACAAACATTACACCAAATCCAAAATGGGTTTAAATTATGGTGAAATGAAAGATATTACAAAGAGGTTATAAATGAAACAATTGATTAATAAAATACTTTTAGAATGGTCTCTTCGTGTTCACGATGGGATGCCTAACAAAGATAATCCACTACACATTGTACAATTAAGAGAAACACTTTCTCATATGAAATTAACAGAAGATGTTACTAATTTGATTATACAGAATTTAATTGAACAAGATGAAGATGAACAAGATGAAGAAAAATTTTATGCTCGTTCAAAAAAATCTGATAAAATAGTTGTCTATACAAATAAAGACAATTGGGAAAGTGATATTAAAGATGGTTCACACGAAAAAGTTGATAGAGAAGACGCTGAAAAAGAATTAAAACAACAAGATACAGATGAACCTGAACAAAAAGATGAACCTGAACCAGTTGAATACCCATCCACAGCAGATTATATGTCCTCAAATGATACAGAAACAACAGATAAACCTGACACTTCAGAAGCTATATCAAAAGTAAATGATAAAAGATTTGGTGTATTGAAGAAAAAAGAAATAGCAGTTGAAAAGGGTTATATAGGTGAAGAAGATGCTCAAAAAGTTGATGAATTTCATCAAGATATAAATGAGTTTTTACAAAATCCTACAAAAGAAACAGCTGAAGCAATGGTTGAAAAATATAAATTATCTCAAAATGCATCTGGTTCTAAATTATATTTAGGATTCATAGCAGGTGATATGAGAAAATTATTAGGTCAAAATAATAAGTTAGTTGATTCAGTAGGAAATACTATAAGTCAATTTGTAGATTTAAAAGCAAAAGGTGATGTTCAAAAAAGAGCAATGGATAAATTACAAGGAGCATCAAAACCTGGTTTAACAACCGTTGTCAAGAGTGACGACCCTGGTGTTCAGAAATTATTCAGTACACCACCATATGATAGATTAGAAGAAAAATTTCATCAAGTATTTGGACCTAAAGGTGAAGATGGACAATTATTAAGACCGAGTAGTGAACATTCAAAAGCATACTTTCAACAATCTGTTAATGAAAATGAATCATTAGATAACACGATTAGCGCACTAAAAGAATTAGAAGAACAGGGTACAGCATCTCCAGGTGTTAGAACAGCTTTAGAACAACATAAAGAAAGAATGAAAACAATATCTGAAAAATATGATTCAATGAGCACTGAAGAAAGACGAAAAGTAGTTGAAGAATCTTATTCACAGATGGCAAGAGAGATGCATGAATCAGACCCTGATGTTGCTAGAGGTATTATGAAAAATATGGCTGAGATGGCATTATATGATTCTGAAATAGCAGGAGGAGATGAGTGTTATATGCCTTCAGCTGGAACTTTCCCTTCAGGAGATAAATTAAGAGTTGACAGAGATGGTAAAGGTAAAGTTGAAAAAATAGCTGCTGTTTCTGTTAAGTTTGGTAAGAGTGGAGCGTTTTATGGATTCCCGGGAGAAAGTACTCAATATCAAAAGTTTCATCCTGATGAAGACAAAAGAACATATATGAGAACAAGAGTTGGACATCAAGGTCATTCATTAGGAGTTAGAGATGATTTAATTCAAGACCAAACTAAATTCGATAAATTAATTGAAGAAAGTGAAATAGATTCAGCTATAAAAGACTCTGAAAAATTACGAAAAAAACTAAATGAGATGCAACAACAAGTTGATACAATCAGAGCTGATATTACAAATCCTGATGGTAAGTATACGAATAAAGACTTAGTTACTAAAAGAAAAGAATTAGAAGAGATGAATAAAGAATCACAAACTCTACTAAAAGAGGTAATTGATGAAGAAAAATTAATAGAAATTATGGGTAAAAAGAATGCTAAAATGTTTATGACAGGAGGATGTAATGCTATAAATATTATTTCTATGAGTGCAGTTTTAAAAACATCAAATGGTTTATCTGTAATTGAACACAATCATCAAATCATAAATGAAGATGGTTTAACTTCTGAAACAGAAGAAGGAACTACAAATCTAAAACAATATGGTTTTCAATTTAGAGCTTTTGATAAAAGAGGTGGCGGTTTATTAACAGGATTCATAGGTGGAGAACAATAATGAACTCACAATTATTATGTACATTTACAACAAAAGAAAATCTTGACATAGTGTTGAGTGAAATTGTATCATCATATAAAATTATATTTGATAAAATTTATGTTTTACAGAATGAAGAACAGGTAGAGGAACTGATGTGTACTTACAATGTTGATTCTACAAATGCAGTTGATTATAATGCAGTAGAAAGTACTATTTCTCTACACAGAAAAAAATTCACAAATACACTATATACAATAAATGGATTGAATGAAGTTATAGCATCATTAAATAATGGTTTAATGGATAGTAAATTCATAGTACCTTGGGACGATTTTAAAAACACACTTTTGATTACAAATAATGATGGATTAAAAAGAATAAATACAAGAATTTTTAAGATAATAAAAACAAAGGATATAAAGTGAAGTTTGCATTAAGATTAAAAAAAACAGATGAACAAATAGATGTTGTAAATGCTGTCAATGAAGTAGAAGCTCGAGATTTTTTCATTAGAAGAAAAAATATTGATGTAGAGGCTTTTACTAATATATTTGAAGTAGTTGAAAAAAAAATTAAAAAAAGATAAAAAAAAGCTTGTATGTTTGGAAAAAGCGTCGTATATTTATATACGATTTAAAAATAGGTTATATGGTTACAAGAGTTAACCATAAATAATAAACAATAAACGATAATACATAGGAGAAAAAACATGGACATAAATGCCATAAAAAACCGTCTAACTCAGTTAGAATCAACCTCATCAACAACCAAATCATTTTGGAAACCACAACCAGGAAAACAAGTAGTTCGTGTTGTGCCTTATAAACATAATAAAGATAATCCATTTATTGAATTATTCTTTCATTATTCATTAGGTGACAATAAAACATACTTATCACCTGTTTCTTTTGGTCGCCCAGACCCTGTTCAAGAATTTGCTGACAAGTTAAAATCTACAGGTAATAAGGATGAATGGATTCAAGGTAAAAGACTTGAACCTAAAATGAGAACTTTCGCTCCTGTCATCGTAAGAGGACAAGAAAACGAAGGTGTTAAATTTTGGGGATTCGGTAAAACCGTATATCAAGAGTTATTAAGTGTAATAGCTGACCCTGATTATGGTGACATTACTGATGCTATGAATGGTAGAGATATTATGATTGAAAGACAGACTCCCGCAGAGGCTGGAAATCAATATGGTAAAACTACCGTGAGAGTTAAGCCTAATCAAACTCCAATTACTGAAGATGATACTCAACTTCAAAGTGTTTTTGATAATCAAGCTGATTTAACAGAGTTGTATACAGAACCTACTTATGATGATTTAAAAGAAGTTTTGAAAAACTATCTTAATCCATCATCATCAGAAGAAACTGAAACAACAACTGAGACAGCTTCAACTACATCAACAACAACTAGCACAAGTGCAACACCAAGTGCTACTACTGCTAAGAAAACAGCAGATGTTGAAGATGCATTTGACCAATTATTCAATAGTTAAATAAAACAAATATGAGAAGAGTGTTTGAGCTCTCGGCCGCTGTCGGTGTAAGTCCCACCTCAAACACTTCCTCTCTAAATAGGAGAACAATATGTCAGAAAAAGACGAATTGGCTGGAATTATAGCCGATGAACTAAATAAAACATTTAAACATCAAAAGGTAGCTTATTTTCTTGAAGGAGAAGGTGACAACCCAACTGATGTAACTGATTTTATTTCAACTGGTTCCACAATATTAGATTTAGCAATTGCTAATAGACCTGATGGTGGGATTGGTGTAGGTAAAATCACGGAATTAAATGGTTTAGAAGGTAGTGGTAAATCTTTGATAGGTTCTCATTTGTTAGCTTCAACACAGAAGAAAGATGGTATAGCAGTTTACATTGATACAGAATCAGCAGTGTCTCAAGAGTTTTTGAGAGCTATTGGTGTCAATACTAAAAATATGTTATATGTACATCTTGAAACTTGTGAAGAGATATTTGATACTATTGAAACAATCATTACTAAAATCAGAGAATCAGACAAAGATAGGTTAGTAACTATTCTTGTTGATTCATTAGCAGCTGCTTCTACAAAAGTAGAGATGGATGCTGATTTTGATAAAGATGGTTGGGCTACTGCTAAAGCTATTATTATAAGTAAGGCTATGAGAAAGATTACTCAAATGATAGCTAGACAAAAAGTAGCTCTTGTGTTTACAAATCAGTTAAGACAAAAGTTAGGTGTAATGTTTGGAGACCCTTGGACTACTTCAGGTGGTAAGGCTCTTCCATTCCATTCATCGACTCGTGTTAGATTTAAAAATGCAGGACAAATCAAAGACGGAAGTAAAAATACTATCGGTATTAAAATAAAAGGGCAAGTGATTAAGAATCGTCTTGGTCCTCCAATGAGAACTGCAGAGTTTCCATTGTATTTTGATACTGGTATTGATGACTTTGGTAGTTGGTTGACAACGATGAAAGAGCACAAGATATGTAAAGTTGGAGGTGCTTGGTACACATTACAACATTGTGACCTTGAAACTGGTGAATTAATTAAAGAATACAAATTTCAATCTAAAGATTTTGAAGAACTTATGTTAAGTAATAAAGAATTAAAAGATTATTGTTACGGATTAATCTGTGATGCTTGTATTTTAAAATATGATTCAAAAGAACTTGGCATCGATGATGTAGAGGAAACTGAGGAGTCTGTGGATGAACTCTAAAAAAGAATTAAATAAAACATATTTATCTTTTTTAGACAAAACCAAAGATGATACACACAAAGCTGTAAATCATCTGAATGACAGAGTTTTAATTGTGGATGGCCTGAATACATTTATCAGGTCATTCGCAGTTAATCCTTCTTTGAATGATGATGGATTACATATTGGTGGGTTAGTTGGGTTTCTAAAGTCTATAAGATATTCTTCTGATGTATTAAAACCATCAAGAGTAATTATAGTATTTGACGGAAAAGGTGGTTCAAATAGAAGAAGAAAACTTTATCCAGAATATAAAGCAAATCGAAAAGTAAAAAGTAAATTGAATCGTAATGTGGATTGGGGAACAGCTCCAGCCGATGAACAACAATCAATGAAACAACAAATGGGTAGATTAATTCAATATCTTGAGCAATTACCTTTAACAATTGTTTCAGTTGATGGTATTGAAGCTGATGATTCAATGGCTTATATCTCTCAACAATTACTACCAAAAAGTGATTGTATATTAATGAGTACAGATAAAGACTTTTTACAATTGGTAGATGATAGAGTAAAAGTTTGGTCTCCAACAAAAAAGAAATTATATAACAAACAAGCTATATTCGAAGAATATGGTATACATTCACATAATATATTAACTTACAGAATATTAGATGGTGATAAGTCAGATAATATAGCTGGAATAAAGGGTGCAGGTATCAAAACTCTTAAAAAATTCTGCCCCCAATTTTCATCTGAAGAAAAATTTACTGCTAAAGATTTATTAGAATTTGTAAATAATTCAGATTCTAAAATAAAACTCTTGGAAAATATAAAAAATAGTAGTAAATTAATAAAGAGAAATTACTTATTAATGCAATTAAATAATGTGGATATACCAAATCATACAAAGATGAAGATTCAAGGAGCTGTAAATGGTGATATTCCACAATTGATTAAGTATAAATTTCAAACTATGTTTTTACAAGATAAACTATCAGCTCAGATAAGGAACTTTGATAATTGGGTAATGGAATTCACAAGATTAGACAGATACAGAGGAGTAAGTAAATGAAAGAAAAATTAAAATATGCTAACGGAAACATGCCGTTATTTGAAACAGAACAAAAAAATATGATTGAAGAAGCAGCTGAACATTATGGTAAATATATGGATGCTCTTGGATTTGATTGGAGAAATGACCCTAATTCATCAGACACACCAATGAGGGTTGCTAAATCTTTTGTTAATGATTTAGCTCATGGTTGTTACAATCACGAACCTAAGATTACAGCGTTTGATAATGTTGATGGATATGATGGAATGGTATTTCAAGGAAACATTAAAGTAAATTCATTTTGTTCACATCATCATTTACCTTTTATAGGAGTAGCTCACACAGCTTACATTCCAAGTAAAGATGGTAAAATTATTGGATTGAGTAAATTGAATAGAATTGTTGAACATTATGCTCGTAGACCTCAAGTACAAGAAAATTTGACAATGCAGATTCACGACCATATCAATAAAATGTGTACTGATAATCTAGGAGTGGCTGTTATGATTTCATCAGGTCATATGTGTGCTTGTGTTCGTGGTGTTAAACACGATGCTACAATGAAAACATCAAAACTAAGTGGTGAGTTTATGAGAGATGGTAGTAAAGCTCGGTCAGAATTTTATAGTTTTGTAAAGGATTTAAAATGAAATTCTTAACAAGAAAACTAATAACACACGAAAATTTAAATCCTCGAGGTTATTTACACGGAGGTGAACTATTAAAATGGATTGATGAAGAAGGTGGTATTCATGCTGGTATAGAAATGAATACAAGTTTAATAGTTACCAAATGTATGTCAGAGATTGATTTTAAGTTTCCAGTTATACTTGGAGATGTTATAGAAATAGGAATGCAAACTTTAGATATAGGTAAAACATCTTGTACATTGGCTTGTCAAGTTAGAAGTTTACATGCTGACAAAATAGTATTATCAATAGATAAAATAGTATATGTCAGAGTTAATAAATATGGTTTACCTAAAGGTCATGGTTGGATGAGTAAGGAGAATGAATGAGTGACAAACTTTCACAATTCGGTCATAGTTTTCAAATAAAATCAATTGTTTGTCTGATGACAAAACCTCAATTTATTGAACAGACTATTGATATTTTAAATGAAGATGCTTATGATAGTGATGGTCTAAAATGGATAGTAAAAAATTGTAAAGAATATTTTACTGAGTATAAAAAAACCATAACATTAGATGTCTTTAAAGTAAAATTAAATGATGTTGAAAATGATATATTAAAAACTACTATCTTGGAGAATTTAAAAGAAGTTCACAGAAACTTTGATTCTACTGAATTAGATTTTGTTCAAGATGAAACACTTAATTTTTTTAAAAATCAATGTATAAAAAATGCTATTATAGAATCTGTTGATATATTAGAATCTAAAGGTGACTTTGAACAAATAAAAAATATAATAGATGATGCGATGAAAGCTGGTACTGAAAGAAATATAGGACACGAGTATCAAGAAGAAGCAGCTATAGAAGAACGATATTCAGAAATGGCTCGTAACACGGTTCCGACACCTTGGAATGTAATAAATGATTTGACACAAGGTGGATTGGCTGGTGGAGAACTTGGTGTGATTGTTGCTCCTGCCGGTATTGGTAAAACTTGGATATTGTGTGCTTTAGGTGCTGGTTCTATGAAAAAGGGAAAGAATATAGTTCACTATTCATTGGAGTTGAATGAAGCTTATGTAGGTTTAAGATATGATAGTTGTTTTACAGGTATAGCTAATCAAAATTTAAAGTATCATATTGATGATGTTAAAAAATCAATTGATAAAGTTGATGGTGAATTAGTTGTAAAATACTTTCCTACAAAAACAGCTTCAGTTCATACATTATCAGCTCACTTACAAAAACTAAAAACTTTAGGAAAAGATTTTGATATGGTAGTTGTAGATTACGGTGACATATTGAGAGATACAAGTAATAGTAAAGAAGTAAGACATGCACTTGGAAACATATATGAAGATTTAAGAGGACTAGCTGGTGAATTTGAAGTTCCAATATGGACAGCATCACAAGCTAACAGAAGTGCTCTTGACGAGGATGTGATTGAGGCCACAAAAGTTGCTGAATCATATCAAAAAGTGATGACTGCAGATTTTGTAGTTTCATTGAGTAGAAAAGTAGAAGACAAGATAGGTAACACAGGTAGGTTCCATGTAATCAAAAATAGATTTGGACCTGATGGTTTAACATATCCAGCTAAAGTAAATACTAATACTGGTTTTGTTGAGATATATGAATCTAATACCGTAGATGGAAAAGAACAACAAAAGAAAATAGATAATAGAGATAATTTAACAAGAAAATTATTATCAACTAAATATGAAGATATGATGGAGGACTTTAGTTAATGATTAGTATTGAAGAAAATGAATTAAAATATCCGTTAACAATAACGATACCAGAAAATTATTGGACTTATTCAATAAATAATTCTGAAGAAAACGAAGAAGAATAATATTTATAGATGACCTCAAAAATAGGTTATATAACTTCACAGGAGAAAAATTACAATGGATTACAAAAGATTTAACCTTTCGGAAAATTTTTTAGATAACTACAAACGCAAGCAAGCACCATTCGGTTTCAATGGACTTGGTGAACTTGTATATATGAGAACATACTCAAGAATTAAAGAAGATGGTAAAAATGAAATGTGGTGGGAAACTTGTCAACGAGTAGTTGAAGGTACTTACAACATGCAGAAAAGATGGATAGAATCACATCATTTAGGGTGGAATGCGTGGCAAGCTCAGAGGTCGGCTCAAGAAATGTACGACCGAATGTTTAATATGAAGTTTTTGCCACCCGGTAGAGGTCTGTGGGCAATGGGTACTCCCATCACAGAAGAACGAAACTTGTATGCCGCCCTTAACAATTGTGCATTTGTATCAACTGATAATCTAAAAGAAGATTTATCAAAACCATTTACATTCTTAATGGATGCTTCAATGGTCGGTGTTGGTGTAGGATTTGACACAAAGGGTGCAGAAGCATTTGTAGTAAGAGGGCCAAAAGATGACCGAGAAACAGAAACATATATAGTACCTGATACAAGAGAAGGTTGGGTTGAGTCAGTAAGAAGATTACTTGATTCATATTTTCTTGGTATAACAGGTGTAGATTTTGATTACACAAAAATTAGGCCAGAAGGTGCACCAATAAAAGGATTTGGTGGAGTTTCGAGTGGATATGAACCATTAAAAGAAGTTCACGATGCTATCAGAGATTGTTTAGATAAAAACATAGGTGAACCAATCACAATTACAACAATCGTAGATATAATGAATCTGATTGGTAAATGTGTTGTGGCGGGTAATGTTAGAAGAACTGCTGAAATTGTATTTGGTGACCCTGAATCAGAAGAATATATCAATTTAAAGAATTATAAGAAGAATCCAAACAGAGAACAATTTGGTTGGACATCTAACAATTCAGTATTTGCTGAGTTAGGACAAGATTATACAGATATAGCAGAAAGAATTAATGACAACGGAGAACCAGGACTTGCTTGGTTAGATAATATGAGACACTATTCAAGAATGAAGAATGGTGGAGATAATAAAGACCATAGAGTAAGTGGTGGTAATCCTTGTTTGGAACAATCATTAGAATCGTATGAGTTATGTTGTTTGGTAGAAACATTCCCACATAACCACAAAGATTTAGATGATTATTTAACAACATTAAAATATGCATATTTATATGCTAAAACGGTGACGCTTGGAAAAACACATTGGCCAGAAACCAATCGTGTAATGTTAAGAAATCGTAGGATTGGATGCAGTGTAAGTGGTATCGCACAATTCATTACTCATAGAGGACAAGGTGAGTTAAGAAAATGGTTAGAAACAGGATATGATAAATTACAAGAATATGATAAAAACTATTCAGATTGGTTTGCTGTTCCTCGTAGTATAAAAACTACATCAGTAAAGCCAAGTGGAACGGTTTCATTATTGGCTGGTTCTACACCAGGTTTACATTATCCTGAAAGTAGATTTTATATCAGAAGAATTAGATTATCAAATCTAAGTCCATTAATCAAACCATTAGAGAAAGCAGGATATAAGATTGAGCCCGCTTTTGGTAGTGAAGATTCGACCGTAGTGATTGAAGTACCAGTTGATGTAGGGGAAGGTATACGGACGGTTAGTGAGGTTCCAATGTGGGAGCAGATGGCCCTTGCAGCATTTATGCAAAGATATTGGGCTGATAATCAAGTGAGTTGCACGGTGACATTTGACCCTAAAACTGAGGGTAAACAAATTGCTACAGCACTTAACTATTTTCAGTATCAATTGAAAGGTATTTCATTTTTACCTAAATTAGAATTAGGTGCTTATAAACAAATGCCATACGAAGAGATGACTGAAAAAGAATATGATAAAATGGTTAAAGGTTTAAAAAGATTATCATTTAGACAAGTAAAAGGTAATGAAGCAGAAGTTGATAAATTTTGTAACAATGATACTTGTGAAATTGATTTTGAGGTTATAAAAGAAACACAGGAGGTCTAATGAAAATAGAAAAAGAAATTTTAGGTTTTACGGCTGGTAATTTTGATTTATTACATCCAGGTTACATAAATTGTTTTAAAGATGCTAAACAACATTGTGATAAGTTTATTGTATTTTTACAAATAGACCCATCACTACACAGGAAAAGTAAATATAAACCTGTAGTACCTGTTTATGATAGGTATAAAGCATTAATGGCTATTCGTTATATAGATGAAGTTTATACTTATCAAACAGAAGAAGAGTTATATAGTTTAATTAAGTTTTGGAAACCTGACATTAGAATATTAGGTGAAGATTACATAGGGAGAAGTTTTACAGGTGATGATTTACCGCCTAAAATAATTTATACTACTCGTTCTCACGGTTGGTCTACTACATTGTTAAAAGACCTAATTACTAAACAAACAATAGAACAAAATCCTGATTTTTTAGAGGAGAAGTAAAATGTGGAATATAAAATTAATTAAAAATACAATTAAAGTACTTTGTTTACTTGGATTAATACTATTAGTATTCAATAGTTGTCAAGATACAAATCCATTAACACCAGGACCTGAATTGAGATTAATGGAACAACATTCAATGATGCCAGGTGAATTACCTCAACCAATGATTGTTGGTGGTTATCCAGTCAATCCAGCTTGTCCTAATTGTAAATACGACTTTATGGTTTCAATACAATCAGATGGATGGTGGGGTGGACATTTTTGTGGTGGTTCATTAGTTAGAGAAGATTGGGTAGTAACAGCAGCTCATTGTGTTCAAGGAGATTCACCAAGTAGTATTGAAGTTGTGATTGGATTACATAATGTAAATGGAACTAATGGTTCACAAACAAGAGATGTAGATGCTATAATAATTCATCCACAATATAGTGGTAATTCATTAAACAATGATTATGCACTTTTACATTTAACACAACCAATTACAGATTTTGAACCAATTAAATTAGTTACATCAGATTTACACGATGA